CAGAAGATTTCATTGATATCATGAAGATGTTTGTAGAAACTGAACTCCTTGAATTAAAATACGAAGGAGCTTTTTACTACCAGGGAACTTCCCCAAGACCATATTACGTATGGGTTAAAAGAAAGACTTAAGTTCACCATAGCGAGTTCCAAACACGTGAACGTTCATTGGGTTGGCAATGGGTGGGGCAAACTCCTCGATATCCTTGCGGTAAAACATGTAGAAGTCCAGCTCGCTAAAAATCTTGGCAGAGGCATAACCAACTACACGAGCATTCAGGTCAGCAAGGTCTGAAGCAACTGTATTGGGGTTGTTACGACCAAACATCATGTAGTATGAACGCATAATAAGTTTTACATCGTCATCATTCTGACGGTCGATGCGATGCTTGTTCCCGGACATGGCAAAGACTTGGTCCTGAATAGACTGCTGGAGCTTATCAAGATTGGCATGGCTAAAGAACACGGTGTTTAAGGGTGTTGCAGTATGAACATTACCAATCAGCTCTTGGCGCATATCAGAACCAGCAAGGGCTGGCTTCTCTTCATATAGAGAATACTGTCTTGCAGCAAGTTCCTGAAGAGCCGGGTCGGACATGTTGGGAACACGACCTGTATTCTTGCTGTTTGGAAACTGCTGGGATGTAGATGTTAGGTTATATTTATTCTCAACAGAGTCAGGCCGAACAAAGTTCATTTGTTAAGTAGGGATTATATTTTCTGGGTGTCCAATACCTGTCCAAATGGCATTAATTCTTCCACGTTGTAACTCTGTGAATGGCATTTCCGGATAGGGTTCCTTAAATAGCTGTGAATATAGCAGGATTACAGTTCCAGCCAAATCTAGAATAATTGTCTCAGTTACTGTTGCATCTGTTTCAAATTGAATGTTTGCACGAACTGTTATCGGGAATGTACCATAAGGCATATATCCTAAAATCTTCTTAAAATCAGCGACAATTTCTAGTAGAAATGCAGTATCAAGTGCAGAATCACATACAGCTGTAATTTGGGGGGTAGCCCCTGTCACAGTAAAATAAGAGGGCATTGCTCCTTAGTTTATATTGTTATTATCAAGATAAATGGCTACTATCTCTCTGAATTACGTGTTCACACCTACTGCTGGACAAACGTACTCATACAGTGTTCTTGGCGAGATGCCGCCAGTTATTGTAGCAAGTGAATCGATTATATTAGATGTTCCTAAGTCTAAGATGGACACTATACTTGCATATTCAAGCAACTGGTTTGATGGGTTATCCGGCGCATCTGGCACACAGCCAATCCCGGACCTAGCACTTATTCTCCAGACTGTTACTGGTTCCTGGTTCGATGCCCTAACAATGGGTCTAACTGGAGCAACGGAGGGAACATCATATGCCTACAACACAGCTCTAGATTATGTGGAGGGAGACCAGTCAAGTAATGCTCACTCTTTGAATTACCTGTTTCAGACAATTGGTGGATTCACATATACCAGGCCTGGCACCCCCCTCGTAGAAAGCGATATTCTCGCGAGCATTCCTGAACAAGCTATCAAGAGTTTTACATCTACAGAAGTAACTACTGCTCCTCTCAGTACAGTTGTAGGAGATAGCATTGTTACCCCAACTCAAGGCCAGACAGCCGAGTATGCTGGTCTAAGTGGTGCTATTCAGTCTCTTTTTGAGCAGGCAGTTAATGCTGGACTTATAACTACTACTACAGGAGCGGCATTAAATAGTACAGTTGTTACTGGACTAGTTGGAAGCCCAATCCTGGAAACTGCAATGGGAACAACAGCAGATGTGTATGGTGCTCAGTGGTCAGTTGGTCAATCTCTTGGCATCTATGTTCAATTCCAGATGCAAAAACTTCGTACATATCAACTAGCCACACTTCCTTCTTTTGGGGGTGGTACAGCCAATCAGGCCTTAGAAATTGCATTTGAAGGTGTCACATTTTTCGTGAACCCGTCAGTTGTTGAAACAAGCGCAGCAACACCGGTAACATATGAAATTATTCTAAATACAATTGTATAAATGAATCGCGGAACTGCAAGAACATTTTTTTCTGTACCGGCTCCTCAGGCTAACGTGGTTACAGTAACTTCTCCAACACTAAATACTGAAAAGAATCAGCTTCTCAGTATTATGGCCAAGTATCTATTAAAGCAAGCAAATAAAGAAACCACTGTACAAAGTTTAACACAATTGGAAGTAACCCTTACGTCCTCATAGATTCATACAATGAAGAATGCAGAACTTCAGTAACTTCAAGTGACATAGAAACATTTCCACCTTGAAGCTGAACAAACTGTTCGTATTCATCAACTATAGAAATATTAAATGCAGTAATGTTGGTTGGTTGTCTCATAAAGTATTGCTTTGTTACTGTGTTCGAGCCAGTGTCGTACACAATATCATTTTTCGGAACATCTACTATAATTTTAGCAAAGGCAGCTGTCTGTGCTCTGTCCGGTTGATTATGTTCAACCACTTTCCAGTCCGGGTTTAGTGAAAGAAAAACATAGTTTGCATCTATTACATCAACAACGGCATCTCCTGTTATACTTGACACGGGGTCTCCATCTGTAATATAACCTACCTGTTGAGACCGGAACCCTAAATTAAACCCTAATCCCCAGTTGTTGTCTCGGGTTGAAAAAATACCATCTGCAAAATTAATTGAAAAATTTATTGAACTTTCAGTAGCTGCAGATGCTTGGTTCAGATATGTATATCCACCACTTGGAGGACTGGTATTTGTAAAACATGAAATAGTTATCTTTCCAGTAATAGTACTAAATAAGACACTAAAGCTGTAACCAGAAAATGAGTCATTTAATTGCTTATACAACTCGATTAAGATATCATTTGGTAGATAATTATTAACAGCATAGTTTCCTTCTGTTATCAGAACACGGTTACTAATGGCTGCCGTTAAATAGTGGTGGCAACTCGGTGGTGGATAGACAGTTACAACCATTGAAATGTTGCCACGAATTTTAGAGAATGTATACCACGTATTTGGAATTTCCAAGCTCGAAAGCCGGATAGAGATTACATTCTTAATCGGCGTCAGCAACTTGAATAAAAAATTGGACGGATTATCTCCTTGGTCTGTACGAAATCTGGAATCAATTGACATGACATGAATTTGAACATGCTTATCGTACTGAACTGCCGTTGTTGTTGTATGCGTACTCTTTGGTGCTTCCGGCATCAGAGAAGCCGCTTGGTGGCTACCCTGTAGTTTCTGAAATTCATGTTGGTCTTCTAGCTCATCAGGATGCGCATCATGGCCTCCTATATGGTCATCGTATTCTACAAAATTAGCTGTCAACAAATCTTTTGCATTTGGTTCAAAGTCTTTCCGGGCTTCGGCATCATTCTCTACCAGTAGTTCTAGATAAGTCTTTTCCATTTAATTTTATAGCATATTAACAAATGCCTAAAAAAACAGCAAAAAAGTCATTTGAGAAAAGATTGCTTGCTGCCCTAAAATCTAAAAAGAAGAATGCAACACAGAAAGATGTCAAGCGAATCTTAGATAGAGTTTTGCGTTCTGTTGGTGAACGGTCATCTTCATTTAAATGATAGGGCATTCAAATCGTCAAGCCATAGCTCTTCGGGTGTTTTCTTTTCAAGTGCTTCAATCTTACTTTTCAGTGCACGAAGGTCAGCCTGATGCTTGCGAGCATTAGTTACTGTGATAGACTTGATTGGGAGGTCCATCAGGTAATCATAGGAATTAGAAATCTTAGCAAACTTCTGTTTCTCAAGCAGAGTGTCACACTCCTCCCGGGTCTTTCGACGAAGGTCTGGAAGTGGTAAGTCCATGCTCTGCTGCTCAATGAAGCGTACAACATTCTCATGGAATGGTAGCCGGGCGCGCATCTGCTCCAAGCAATGAGCACGGCGCTTCTTGTACAGGTTAAGGCGGATGACACTGAACTCATCCAGAATTTCATGCAGTGACTCATACTTGTTAATGACACACTCTGAATCAAATGCATGCATGTTTGACAGCTTAATTTTGCCTGTTAGTGACTTCTCAATAATCTTGAGATGTTCAGGAGTTCCAGTAAGCTTAATCTTGATGCAGACAACCATGTCAGTTGAAGTGTCAGTATAGTCCTTGATGGTTCCTTCAGTCACCTGCTTATCAAGCCATTCTTTGTAGTCAGACGTCCAAGTCTCTACTGGGAGCTCAGTAATTGTCATGATGTCCTTCTCAACAGTCCACTTGCCCTTTACGATGAAGTCTGAACCGGACTTCTCAATACTGCCAGCGAATCCACGATACCATGGCTCAAGATTGATATCTTCTAGCTTGACTTCCTTCTTCAGCCATCGCTGGAGACCAACTAGAATATGGTTGGGATTACATTGGGGGATATATGTAGAATAACCAGTGCCAATGCCGCGGGCTCCATTTACTAGAAGCATAGGCAGAACAGGCGCATACCATTCAGGCTCAACTGGTAAGCCATCATCATCTCGATACTTTAGGCAGTCTAGGTCATCTGCTGGAACTAGAGAGCTGATATAGGGTTGGAGATAGGTGTGAATGTAACGTGGAGAAGCTGCATCATTTCCGCCCTGGAGACGAGTACCAAACTGTCCCTGAGGTACAAGCCATGGTAGATTATTAGAACCAACATAATCTTGGGCCATACCGATAATAGCGTCATTCAGGGACGCCTCGCCGTGATGATAACCAGAGTGCTCGGAGACATAACCAGCAAACTGAGCCACTCGAATCTCAGACTTTAAGTTCCTCTTCAAAGCAGAGAATAGAATCTTGCGTTGAGACGTCTTCAGACCGTCCATCACGTTCGGAATTGAGCGTTCCAAATTGTAGTTTGAGAAGTGAATCAAGTCCTTGTTTACGAAGTTCTCATATGTGACATCACCTGCTGGTAGGATGTCAGAACGAGAATATGTCTTGAGCCATTCCTTGCGGTTATCAGACATAGACTTGTTGAAGGCTAGTTCAATAGACTTGTCTGACTCATCAGAATATGTATACTTGACAACATTCATTGACTTGAAGTATTCCTTTGCTTCGTCCCGGGTTGAAGTACCCAATCCCTTGTAGTACTTAACCTTCCACGTTGGGTTCTCCTTACGCCACTCTTCGTAGTCGTACTGAGAGTAGAACGCCAAAGTCTTGGTTCCCTTTGATGCCTTGACAATTGGAGTTGCCATGTACGTAATGAAGCCAGGAATCTCAATCAGCTGATGCCAGAGCTCATGGAACATATTGATAAGCAGACCACGAATGTGTGAGCCGTCATAATCTTGGTCGGTCATGATTAGGATAGAACCATAACGCAGGGACTTAACATCCTTGTATTTCTTACCGGATTCTAGGCCGATAATCTTCTTCATGTTTGCAATTTCCTCAGTTGCCTCAATCTTCTTAGAAGTCATATCCTTGACGTTCAATAGCTTACCACGCAGAGGAAAGACCCCATATAGTTTGCGTTGTTCCTGGGATAGACCAGATAGAGCCATTGCCTTAGCTGAGTCTCCCTCAGTTAGAATGAGCGTACACTCATGGCTGCGGGCTGTACCGGCAAATGTAGCATCATCAAGTTTTGGTACAGAAATCTTAGAAGTCTTCTTACCATCAGTTTTCTTGAGGTCTTTTGCGTCTTTGATATTCTGAGCCTCTAGTACTTTTTCTACAATGCCAAGCTTTGATACTGCCTTCTTCAGCAAGTCTTCAGAAAGCTTGCAGGAGGTCTTAGAAGTTAGAACCTCCTTGGTCTGAGAGCTGAAAGCCGGGTTCTCCACAAAGCAGTGAATAAACACGGCTAGAGAGTCACGAACCAATGCTGGCTTGACCTTAATCTTCTTCTTGGTTTCGATATGAGTTACAATAAAGTTTACGACTTGATTGGTAATTTCATCTACATGCTTACCGGAGCGAGTCCAGATACCATTGACGAAGGACACATTGAATGTCTTGTCAGTTGGTGAATCGGATAGTGCAATGTTCCAGTGAAGTTGAGGGTTGTCTACGATGATAGTAGAATCCTTGGGAAGATACCAAGAAGCATAGGTAGTCAGGTCTTTGAATTTGATATGGTTATCATTCCAAGTAATCTTGACGTCCTTACCAACGGTCATAGCAAGGTCATACACTCTGCGTTGAACAACCTGAAGCAGAGGCTCCGGGATGCTATCTGTCCAGCCAAACTTTGTAAAGTCGGGTGTCCAGATAATTTCAACGAATGGCTTAGTCTTGCATGCCTTGACGGTTGGAGGACCAACCTTGGACATATTGTTCTCGAAAGTCTGATTGTATTTGAGGCTGCGCTTGGCATCGACGATGGTCAATTCAAACTTCTGTGAGAAGATGTTGACTAGCTTGACGCCGTAACCGTTCTTGCCGCCAACCAGCTTCTTTTCCTCCTTGTCATAGTTGGTAGAAGTGAGGAGCTCACCAAAGATGAGCTGAGGAATGTATACGCCATATTCGGGATGTTTTTCAACATCAATTGATTCGCCGTCATTACGGATAGTGAATGTCTTTCCATCTGAAGAGATGTTGATATTCTTTACCGGGTTTTCGGACTTATTCTGACGAAGGCGTACAACATGGTCATGTGCATTGACGAGCAGCTCATCAATTAGCTTGTAGAAGCCGGGATTGAAGTTTAGTGTCTTTGCAGCAAATGAATCATCTTGTACGATATAGTGTTCCTCCGTGGAGTTCTCAATGCTCCCAATATACGTATCGGGAAGGCTGAGAATGTGCTCACGGTGACTATGCTTGCGGTATGTCTGAGCGAGTGACATCTTGTTGAGATTTGCTGAGATGGTACCATGTAAATTCGTTTTTGAATAGAAAAATTGCCCGAAGGCGTATTACACAGAGTGCGGCTCGTGGTAGTTCACGACGACCCCCTTCATGGGGAACACCGTGCTCTGCTTCATTGTGAATGGCAGCAGGGGCTCTTTGGGTGAGCGCGGCGCGACGATTTCGAAGAATCCTTCCAGCAGCTTGCTGGGTGAGAATCCTCCAAATGCATCCACAGCCTTTTGGGCTTTGAACACGTTCTGCTCGAGGTATGATATTACCTTTTGGTAATTGTTCTCAACGGCAATCTGCAAAATTACTTTTGCAATGCGCAGCTCCTCTTTGGCCTCTGCAAGCGTAGCCATGATTGTAGTAAATGTAAAAATATTTGGACTTTTTAAATCCGTTTTGCTCTATCGGCGCATCACCTCGGAGTAAACCTTGAGATGATTGTTATGAAGCCGGGCCATGCCCTGAATCGTCTTTAGTCGAAAGGCTTGGCTTGTTGCGAGACGCTCAGCCAGGTATTCTTGGAAGTCATCCGCATTGTCATTATCCTCTGTATCGAGTGGAAGCGGAGAGGACTTCTTGAATAGGTGTTTGATGTCTCTTAAAGGCTCTGGCTTCTGATGTATTGTGCACGATGCAATTACCATACCGAGCAAGCTGCTTAGAATGCCGACAACAAACGCAATAAGTGCAACCAGTTGGGTGTCTGGGATGCTTTCCATTTTGTATTGACATCAAATCTGGAAACGTGCTAATCCGTTTTGATAAAAAATTGCCCGAAGGCGTATGACATCAGTTCCAGCCGTTTTAAAACTGGGGAGGCGGTTTGAACAGGTAAATCATTGGAATGCCTTTGATGTTTGCGACCAAGAAAGCCACGAAACCCAGTATGAGTGCCAAAACAGCCACCTGGAGTATCTTGAAGCACAGCCACCGCACTGGGCGGCATAGTGCCAAGAGAAGCCACACGAAGACACCTATGATGCGTCGTGTGGCCCGGTCAAACGCGGCGACAATCTCCCACAGGAGCACTGCCAACATCACGCTAAAGACGAACGCGAGTGCGTACATTGAGGCTTTCATGCGTGCAAATACACACAAAACCCCTATAACAGACATTTTCATATAATTTTCAATTCCATTTTTACGTTGTGGACTTAAAAGGATTAAAATGCCTCCTAAAAAAGTTAAGAAGGTTGAACCGGTCAAAGAAACTCCGGTTATATTTTTTCTGCGTATCCCCACTGAAGATACGAATAATATTCTTCCAGTAGGCGATGTTCTGACGTATTCTGACATTCTTCATTCAGTGGAAGTTTCAAGCACAGCTCAGCGGTTTGACAATGAACTCTTGAAACCAATTCTGGAAAAGATACGCAATACTTGTAAATATTCAGAACACACTGCTTGTTTTTGGTGCTGTTACAAATTTAATGGTCATCAGTTTGTATCTCCCGTTTCATATGATGCATACAAACATATCTACACTTGCGAGGGAAATTTTTGTTCTCCAGAGTGTGCTCTAGCTAATCTTTATGCAGAACAAACCATTTCAGATGGAACTCGTTGGAACCGTCATGCGCTTCTAAACTATCTGTATGCTCCTTTGTACACCAACCCAATTTCACCGGCTCCCCCACGTACACTTTTGCGTATGTTTGGTGGACCACTGGATATTGAACAATTTCGGAATTACATTTCAACTACGAATGATATAATTCTTTCTAGTCTCCCTCCTATCCGGATGTTGTTTCCTTCTATGAACATCCAAGGACCTCTTCGCGATGTGAAGAAGTATGTATCACTTTCAAATGATGTCGTTGAAAAGGCATCTGAATCTTTGCGTCTAAAGCGCTCAAAGCCGGTTCATGTAAATATCCCAACTTTGGATATGTGTATCCAGTCTAAACATTGAAGACTTATCCTAACTAAATGAACCAGCAAATTGCAGACCTCTTAAAAACTCAGCTAATTCTGGGTTCTGGCGGAGGTATCAAATCCTTTGTAGCAGTATCCGTGTTTGAGAAGTTGTCACAGACATTTCCTATTTGGTCTGCTTATCTCTTTTCATATTGTAAGCGCGCACCCAAAAACTCCTCTAGTCCTCCGCCTCTTAACAAGGAAATTAACTCTGAGATTCTGTTTGAACGTCAGAAGGAAGAGAAGAAGGGACAGGCTACGTTTTTTCAGAATCGTATGGATGCTGTAATTCATTCAGTATCTAAGGTTCCTACGATTCGTCATTTGCTTTCTACTATCCACCACGATTACCTTCCAAACGAATATGAATCCATTAAGATTGATAACGATTTGTACTTCCAGCTACTAGAGCTGAAGCAAGGGGATAATGGAATTGATGTTCTAAAGTTTAAGATTTTTTGTTATGACCGGGAAAGTTTTGTTCTACAGACGTATGTTGATAGTTGTATGACAGATTATGAACGCCATATGCAGAATAAGCTGGGAACCAATAAGTATTTCTTCAACATGATGGTCCAGAGCAAAAAGCGCGATGGAATTCAGAATCCACTACCAACATCTCATATCATGTTTACCAAGCACAAGTTCACAACTTCTCGGACATTTGATAATGTCTTCTTTGAACAGCGCCAAAATGTACGTGACCATACTGAGTTCTTTCTGAACCGCAAGGATTGGTATGATGCAAAGGGAATTCCTCACACTCTTGGATTTATGTTTCATGGTCCCCCGGGTTGTGGAAAGACATCAACTATCAAGGCAATTGCAAATGTTGGAAAGCGTCATATCATTAACATTCATCTGTCTGAGATTAAGTCTAAGGACCAGTTGAACCATCTGTTCTTTAATGATGAAATCAACGTGTGGGATAATGGAAAGATGGAACGCTACACGATTCCGGTAAACGAGCGCATGTATGTTATCGAGGACATCGATGCAATGGGCGATGTTGTATTGCGTCGCGAGTTGAAGAAGCCTGTAGCAAAGAAGGAGATTAAGATGGATGAGTTTGGAAATATTAAGGAAGAGGAAGAGAATCCAATTGACCTGTCATTTTTGCTGAACCTTCTAGATGGAACGTTGGAATCAAGTGGAAGAATTATTGCAATTTCGACCAACTTTCCGGAACGTATTGATAGTGCACTAATTCGTCCGGGACGCATTGATATGATTGTTCATTTCAAGAAGTGCTCTGTTGAGATACTTTGTGAAATGGTTCAAAGTTTCTATGACCTTCCGTATATTAAGATTACCGATGAATCTTTGCATGAAAAATGGTCACCAGCAGAAGTAAACCAGATTTTGTTCCGTAACTTTAAGAAGATGGAGGATGCGCTAAAAGAACTTCATGAACTTCAGCCCAACGATTTATATGGATTTAAGATGAATTAAAAATGTCCCGTGTGTGGGACTATACGCTTACTAACTTGGTAAGAAAGTCCTTCAGCTCAATGAAAAGCTTGTGTGGGATTTTCATGCCATCCTCGTGGGAGGAACTGTGCAACTGTAAGTCAAGCAGTAAGTCACTAGCAGCCGTTTTGAGCTTTTTGCTCGCTTCTTCGGCGCGTTTCTTGCTTTTCAAGCCTCCGCTCAGGGTAGGCAAGTCAAGCAGTAAGTCACTAGCAGCCGTTTCGAGCTTTTTGCTCGCTTCTTCGGCGCGTTTCTTGCTTTTCAAGCCTCCGCTCAGGGTGGGGTTGCCCAGCTTGTCGTAGTTGAGCGATGACACGGAGTCCATCAGGTGGGAGAGGTCGCCCTCAAACGCTGGCAGCTCCGATGTTGGGCGGTTCTTCCGTTCCTCTAGCATTTCTTCGTAATCACCTGGACAGACCTCAGATATCTGAGGACGGTAGGCGCCATAGTACGACGGGCTTGGTGAGCGGCTTGCCATTTTGAAGGAAGTTTTAAACTAACTTTTTTATACTTTTTAAATTCGTTTTTAGGCATCCAGAGCTTTGCTACACAATTTGGTGATAATCTCAATATACTTCCATACAGTCTCTTTGGTCTCGGGAGACATTCCAGCAATATACTGCTTAAGCTTATCTACAACGTTCAAATCGACATCTCCCCGAGCCGTGTAATCTTGGTTCAGGAAGAATGATTCGTCGCGGACAGCAATTTTTGCACCATATGGGTCAATAATTTCACTCTTCACATAGTTCAGCACAAGCATAGGATTAGTTGACTTCATAAGAGACAGCGTGGTAATGAAAACCGGGAAATCTTCATCATCAGGATACATTTGCTTTAGTTCCCCCATGAAGGAGTTGAACTGACTGAAGAAAGCTTCAATGAGAATCTTCTTGGACATTTCTTATTGTTATACACGTGAGATGCCAGAAAATTCGTTTTTACGCTGACTCTGTAGGGCTTCTAGCCGTGAACTTACATCGTCATTTGACCCGGTCTTTGACTTGATGGTGTTCTCAGACTTTGTTGCATCGCGGGCAAGCTCTGGAGTTCTAGACATTTCACCAATAAATGTATATTGACTATTACCATCTGATGCAAAAGCATTAGGGGTTTCCCACATAGAGTATGATTCGGATAGACGGCCAGAACCTTCAAATCCCCAGGCGGATACATCTCCGGTCGGGGCGGCACCTGTGGGGGCGCCATTTGCACCCTTGGTTGGAAGTTCCTTTCTAGCACTTGTAGGCTTGCTGATATAACCAAAAATGTCTTGTCCTACAACAACCTCCTTAGTGTCCGGAACATACAGGGTCGGCACCTTCTTTAGAAAAGCTGGAATTTGGTTACGAGCAAGCTGCTCAACTAGTACAAACTTATATAACCCGGCCTTATTGAGTCCCTTTAAGGTTTCAATAATCTGCTTACTATGAGGGCATCTTTCGCTGTAAAAAAGGTATGGTTGAGACATTCGTTGTTTCAAGCAAGGAAAAAACGGATTGACATGATAACGAAACTATTGTGTAAAAACAATGGCGACCTTTTCTGTTCCCAAAAAGAATGCTATTCACATGAATTCGGAGTTTCGCAACTTTCCACTCACATTTGTTAATGGCATACGTCGAGTGATGCTGAGTGAGATTCCTACTGTAGTTGTGCGAGATGTCCAGATTCTGGAGAACACAACACAGATGCCCCACGAGATGTTAAAGCATCGTATGGAAATCCTACCAATTGATGTTCTTCATACTGATTCAACGATTATCCGGGATGCAAATATCCGGCTTCGGCTATATCCACAGCCAGAAGATACGGTTGTAACTACCGATGACTTTGTAATTGAGTCTGGTCGTGACAATGTTATCATGCGTGACCGGGACCTGAAGACTCCACTGCTATTTCTGCGTGTACGCAAGGGTGAGCAGGTGTATGTCAAGGCGAAGCTTGCAGTAGAGAAGGGCTCACAGGTCTGTACAGCAAGTATGGCATATCATGTTGACCCTGAGCGAGCTGAGAAGGATAAGAAGAAGTATGTAGAGGGTGGTGGCGACCCTCGAGTCTTTGATAACTTCTATATCCAGAAGTCATACTCAATTGATGAGATTGGTCGCCCTAACTGGATTGATGTCTCTGTTGAGACGGTTGGTGTTCTTCCACCAAAAGACATTATGAAGCTTGCAGTCGCAGAGCTCAAGCAGCAGGTTGATTCTTGGGTTAATAACGCCCTTGAGAAGATTACACGTGAGCCGGAGAAGAACGTATACAACGTAAAGCTTGACCAGGGAGGTCATACTGTTGGTGCATTAGTCCAGGAGGTGATGTATCATTCAAAGGATGTCAACTTTGTATCGTACGACATTCCTCATCCTATGAAGCCAAGTATGGTTGTTCGATGGTGTTCTGAGAAGAAGCCGGAAACTTTCCTAAAGGAGGTTCAGACAACCATTCACGAATATTGTGACATAGTAGAAAAGGGACTATAGAATAATGGCAGACGTCCTGATATTTGAACCAAGCGATTTCGAAGTTTTAGAGACCTTTGACTTCGAAGAAGAAATCCAAAAACCCGAAGAAACCAGATTTTTTACGCTGGATGCCCAGCTAACTGATTACTTCGAGAAAACTTTGCCAAAGGGCAAGGTGACTAAACATGAAATCAAGGAACTCAAGCAGTTCAAAGACCGGCTCAAGATAGCATATGAGGGTCTGATTGTTGCTACGGATTCAGATTACATTATTAATACGGCCAGGAAGTCTATTAACATCTCGTGGGTTAATCCCGTATATTCCAGTTTTGATTACAAACAATATTCATACGACAAGGAATGGCGTCCTATCTTTGCTAATAGGCGCAGTGTGAACTATTATCCTCGTATGATTGGTGCTCTTCCTCGGCCTTTTACCAGCACAGAAGATGGTCGTATGCTCAGCAGCAAAGCCACTCTTTTGAATGCAGAAGGACTAAAGCCAGTAACAGCGCTTGGAAACTATCTATCAACAAAGATCATCATAAAGGATGATGGAACATATGACACCATAGCTGTTGAAATACCCAATACTGCTGATGAAATTAAGACACTTGGATTCTATCTGAGTGAACGCCCGGAACTTCCTAGGCCTTTGCTAGACCACCCATTTCTGAAGTCTAATCAGCCAACCTTTGTAAAGACTGATGTATCACTTCTGGATTCCTTTCCAAGTGTCACAGCCATTATGGAGCATGTGATTCCAACCAGTACAAATCCGTATGAAAGTTCTAAGTTACTGAAGCTATATGATGTTAAGTTGAGCCAGATTCCTTGGGTTGCGTGGAAGGAACGCTTTCCTCCTGTAGAGCGTCAGGATGTTGCTATGCCAATTTTGGAATTAAAGTTCAGACGTGATTCTCCCGATGCTCCTGCTGAAGTTCTGACTAAGGTGTACAGTGATTGGAATCCCGGTTATGATTCTAGATTATGGCTCTCACAGCAAGTGGATGGCGGTTATTTTGTTTCAAAGCTCTTGTTATCCGAATCAGCATCTGCTGGGAGTTTGGCTGTGTCCCCATTCTCTGAAGTACCAACTGCATCATTTCCGGAATCAAAACCTGAAATTTGTATGATGCTTACTTCAAGTTTTGATAGCTTTTTATCCAGTGGAATTTATCGACCTGTAAAAGGAAGTTCGGGCCAATGTATACCTGTTAGCACAATTATGCAAGAGAAGGTAATTGATGCTTATAAGGGGCGTACAGCATGGAAAGAATCAACTAAGCATGACCTATTGGTTGAGTATCAAAAACTACTGAAACAATTTCAGGTTCCTATCATTGCAGAAGCTATTAAGTATGATAAGTTTGAGCACCTTGTTCAATCAGAGCGGCGTAGAGATGTTTTAGTAATTCAAGAAGACCCTAATCGGGAACCTGAAGATAAGGCAGAGGCTCTTGAGAAGATTGTACGTGACTTAACTCTTGAGAACCGGCTATACTATGATGTACCTGGACAGTTTGTAATATGCCTTCACACGATTGAAGTTCTTCGTGGTGGTCTGGAAGACAAGTTCAAGTTTTATGCAGAGTGGACAGTATCAATTGACGGTAAACGTACTTGCCGGTTTTGTGGAGAAGAAATTAATACAGACACCTACAGTGCAGTAAATGAGTATGATGAAGATGGTCATCTAGTGATGAAATACTCTGCTTTGGAAACCGAAATTATTAGTACAGACAACTTTGTGAACTCACTTGCAGAGTTAAAGAAGTTATTCAATGCAGATAATGCCGGAGAATCATTATTATTTACAATTTTGACATTCTTACAAGTCATGCCAGACGAAAAACAACTTATGCCAGTTCTTCAATTGATTCGTAAGCTGTCTGCTGGACTAAAGGCACGTGCAGCTGCAAGCAAGTCTATAGCAAAGGAAAAGCAAGAGTTAGTTGAGGGTTCTTTGGGTATAGCTGGGGCTGTAGTTCTTTTACAGGCACACAACCCTTTCCTTATACCCAAAAGAAGCATAGGTAATCGCCCACTCAGCACTGCTGGATATCCTCGTGATTCAGATAACCCGGAAGACTGTCAGTTATTGAATGCTCTGCTTGTCTTGCTACGAAAGACGTTTGAATCATTTCCGGGTTCGTATCGTGGAAGTGTGGCAACAATTCTTCGCGAGGTTCTTAAGAAATCTAAAACATTACAAGAGCAGTCTCTTCAGTGGATTAAGTTTTTTGCAGAGCAAAATAAGCCGTTATTTGAAAGTGCTCGTGAGAGATATGAAGCACCCGAAGCAGAGGCTCCTAAGAATACATTAGTTTTACCTATTGAATCTGTTGACAACCCGGTATATCAACCCGGAGAAGCACTTGAAGAAGAAAAACCAATGCACTGTAAAATTAGTAAACTATCTGCTAGTTGGAGTACAAAAAGGCTTCCAAATGTCTCACAAACAGAACTTAGGCTCCAGTCAAAAATTGAACCATCTCCATACAGTGTCTTCGTCGAACCTGTGGATAGTACTATACCTTCTGAGTCTGTACCTGATGTGGCTATCCGCAAAAGAGTTTCCCTCGGGCTTCCACCTGGTTTCCCCTTACTAGCAGACTTTATAAAGACAGCCGATGGAACTGCGTTTGTAACGGTTACTGCTAGACTACTAGCATTCTTATCTAAAACAAGCATGTCGGTAAAAGAGCAAAAAGAACTTCAGAAGCATATTGTCCGGATTGATATTGAGGAGTCTAATTCGTTGATTCGTGACATAGCAAAGGGGTTTTTCTTTGAACTCATGCATACAGTCAAGGCAAGTGCTCCTCTAACACGTGCAGTGAATGATGCCCTGAGAAATGACTTAACATTGCGTATGATTCTTCTATCAAAAGATGCAGCAGAGAAAGAGGACTTTGAGCTCCAGGCCAAAGAACGTAATACGCTAAAGGCTGCATTCCGTTCGATGAATGATGCTGAACGTGAACTTACGCAAAGATTACTTGATCTTGGGCTTTCTGAATTCCTTATTACAAATATTGACCGTGAGCGGTTTGTACGCGAATTAAACTACGATGAAGCTCTTCCAGTGGATGTTGACAGGCCAGAAGAAGGATACAATGACGAACGAGATTATGTTGAAAATGGGGACCAACCTATAGCAGAAGATGGAACAATTCTTCAAGTAGACTATGGTGATTATGGAGACAGGGCTGTCCGAGATTATAATGATTATACATCCCAATATGATTTTGACGAAGATACACTATAAAGGAAAAATGTATGCTATTCACAAATTTTATGAAACCAAGTTTGTTGTTTTGGCAACTACTGCAACGCATTGCCAGTGTTTGATGCCCGGCAATTCAAACCATACCTATTTTGTTGCTGAGTGGATTCCTCTTGAGATGCTTACTCTAGTAAAACCTTCTCAATCTGATAATTTCTTTTCTTGTAAAGTTGAAGTCTTGATTGAAACTGTCGCCGAAAAGCTGGGTCAACTACATCTAAAATAAGCGGATGAACTGTTCTCTTATTTTTGTCTGTTCGCATAATTCTACCAACAATCTGTTCAATATCTGGTCGTGATGTTGCCATAAGAAGAGTGTTAAGAGTGCTGACATCAAATCCTTCAGAACACATACTATACGTAGCAATTAGAATGCGTTTGGTAGAACACCATAGAGCTCTTTGTTCTGTTTTTACATCTCTTCCTAAAATACATGATTCTTTTTGAATTTCAGGCGGAAGCATTTCAAAGAGCTTCTTGGTATGTTCTACCCGGTCTGTAAGCACAAGTACCTGTCTGTTCTTTTCTTCAAAGACATCTTTCAGAATCTCAATCAGGAACTTATTGCGTGGTTCATAATCTACAACCTTGTTAATCATCAATGAAGTGAACATAACATTTGCATCATTGTAGATGATGGTATTAAACTCCTTGTCCGGTGGGTCAAACTCAAAGTATTCAACCTTTACTTTGTCGTCAATTTTGTCTGCTGTATCAGACTTGTACAGCATTGGACCAAGAAACCAATTGATTACATGCATTAATCTATCTTTGCGGTCGGGAGTTGCAGAAAGGCCTAGCATATATTTCGAAGTGATTTTTGGGATTGATTGACTGAATGCTTCAGACGCAATATGATGACATTCATCTACAATTACTAGACCGATACTCTTGAATGTAGCAGGAGTATAGTCTTTCATTGAGAGTGATTGAAGCATGGCTACAATGATGTCTTTGTTTTCAATATCTAGAACTTCACCTTGAACCCGGCCAATGCGAGCATCTGGTAAGAATGCTGCAATACGTTCAAGCCATTGGTCGCGCAAGAATGTATTGTGAACCAGAACCAGAGTTGGAAGTTTTAGTTGGCTTGCAATGTACAGAGCACACACAGTCTTACCACCGCCAGTTTGAAGAGAAATTAGCCCATCGTGTGGTTCTGGTTTCAAGAAGGAATCTACGACCGGGATTTGAACGGGGCGTAATGACCCTGTAAATTTCCAGAACTTATCTGGAGTTTGTTCAACATTCCGGGTAGATGCTGTATAAGGGCCATATTCTTGGATTCCATAATGCTTAGGAATGTATAGGTGTTCTTCAGTTTCCTGAAAGACTTTGTATCGTGGAACAAATTGAGGTTTTACGAAGACTGAAGGAACATATGGTTTTACTGTCAGAACTCCTTTGATATGGTGAGCATTTTCGGGTTTGGGTATCCGGTAGCCATGGATAGTCAAAGCCATTTTAAGTGTTATTTACTTACTGTAAGACTATCCATTTTAAATGGATGAACTACAATCAAAAATTTATTCATCTCGTAAACATCCTAATGATATGAAATATGGTAAAAGGCCAAGACGAAGAGGTTGGTTTTGTTCATGTGGTCGACAATTTTGTGATAATGGTAGTCAAAATCTAATTCCAACATCTGGTAAAATTGGCTCTAGAAAAAAAACTAAGGGATTAGGTCTTAAAGAAGAAAATGAAACTAAACGACATTTTGGTATTCTGATTAATCATGAAATTATATCTAGAAATGAAGAGGAAGATTAAAATGTAGGAATCTGTTTGTGATTGCATGTTAAGTTCGCGAAAGAATTCTATCTGTAAATTTATTAAATCTCATTGCTTCTTGTGCAAATCTGGAATCCTTTGATGTACTGAGTATACCCTTGCATGAAGCAAGTGTAAAAAAGTCTACAAGCAAGTCAACGTTTAGTGTATCTTTTAGTACAGACAAACTATCTTTAGATTTATTGTGAACTCCTTCGTTACCTCCTAGGTTTCCAGCTTCTGTGAGAACCGGGTAGTTTCTGTATCTACTCTTCCATATTGCAATGTATTCTGGGTCATCAGACAAGGCTACACATTTTAGACCATTTAGTAACCCCATAGTTATTAAACGAATATTTACTCCATCCATACGTTTGGACTTATCAATTCTAGAAGCCCGGTCTGTTCCACGCAGATGAACTCCTAGCTTGTCTTTTAAGTTGTATACCATTTGTCGTTGACGCACTTTGGAAATAATCCGGCTATCAATTACCCTAAAAACATTAGCAAAGAATGCTGAATCGTTATATATCCAACGCAGGCCTACTGATGAAAAAACAATTACATCTGCATCAAAACTAGTATTGCTGTTTAAATAACCAAGATTTATCTCCTTGTTATTATACATATACGGTAGTATTTGTTTCTTTAAATCTCCTTTCCAGTATGGGGGATGAACAGTTGCATCTTCCGGGATATCGTCAATAGAGTTCAACTTTTTGATATTTACTAAATCAAAGTATGTATAGAATGTTTCTCCATTATGAGACCATATCGGGTCAGCCCAATCAACGTAAATTTGCAGTCCTTTCTCTAAAGCAAATTTCACACACATTTTTAGTGTCTGGAGCCTGTCTCCAAATCCACAAGCTCCTTTAACAATTAGATATTTCATATTTATAATGATGGAAAGAACAAATCCAGAATTGTGGTCACGCGTAAAAGCAGAAGTTACGCGGGGCTCAAAGGGAGGTCATCCGGGACAGTGGAGTGCTAGAAAAGCACAGTTATCTGTTAAGTTATACAAAGACCGGGGCGGGCGTTATCGAGGACAAAAAAGTTCACGTAATTCTTTGCATCAATGGACAATACAGGATTGGAGAACAAAGTCTGGGTTACCGTCACTTCTTACTGGAGAACGGTATCTCCCGGCTAAGGCAATCAAGCATCTATCTTCAGCAGAGTATTCTCGGACAACTCGAAAGAAGAGACAGGGTAAGACACAGTTTGTTCGTCAACCAAAATCTATTGCTCGAAAGACACGTCGTTACAGAAAGTTTTAATTCCTGTTGAAACACAAATGAATCGTTCATTCGACTATAATGGTGTTCAAGTTGCTCCTTCCAGACCAGTACAGAAGCTAGTGAAGCGTACTCGTGTTCTTCACATTGATTCAGGAGACCGGGACATTAAGCTATATCCCAATAATGGAAACTTTACCGTTTATTTGCCTCGCGCATATGAACGAGTTACAGGTATTAATATCAAAAGTGCCGAGTTTCCTCAAGTCTTAGATGGAAGTAGTACATTGGTAAGTTTATGGGAGGGCCCGGATATTCAACCATCATCATACACTCCGACAGCACTTTCACCAGTGCCTAAATACTTCTTTCTTGAAGCAAAGGGACTAAATATGTCTGACGAGACTGCAAATGCTGCTGACCGTTCTGCATCTACCAATTCAGTTTTTGGTAAGTTTGTCATTTACAATCCAACTGATGCTGTTGTAATCTACAATGAGAGTTCAGATGCTCACCAGGAAATTCAGTTCTTTCCTCCCCTGACAAAACTAGATAGGTTTCACTTCAGACTTCGTACTCATGATATGAATGGAAATCAATACATGTTCTGGCCAGCCGATGGCTCTAATTGGAGCATCAGTCTTGATATCGAGACACTCGAGAATGCATTTGATGAGTTCTCGACAATTGAGACACGTCTTGGAGACCGGTCTTAGAAAATGGAATGTATACAACCTACAGCAATGTCTACAACAATGGAGAATAGACGCCCGGATGTTTTACCACACAATATACATTACCACCAGGCAGTGATTATGAAGCGAAATAAGGTCCTGGCTATTGGCCATAATGGAGTCGGGTCTCGCTCAAAAGGCTGTGGTTATTCACGTCAAACAATTCACGCAGAACGCGCAGTAGTGAAGAATCTAGGTGATACTTCACTACTTCGTGGTGCTACATTGATAGTATACCGCTACAATGCTCATGACAAGTTACTGAACTCCAAGCCGTGCGACGAATGTCAAATATTTCTGGAAAAGTGCATGAAGCAATACGGACTCAGCAAGGTTATCTATTCTGTTGAGGCATAAAAACGAAATTAATTTTTTAAGAAAATGGTATTCTAACCAATATGGCGAGTCGTCTAGCTAGATGCCTCGACAACATGCTTGAACAAGAAGCAATAGACACCCAGAACAGAAACGAGAACGCTCGTGACCACATCAGGGTGTCAGTAAACCCGGAATCAATACGCGTGTTTGAAAAAAGCATTGTGTACCGCGAGAAGCGGCTGGCTTTGCTGAGAGAACTCGTTGAGGCGCGAAAGGCGAATAACTACGCCGAGGTTGACAGGAAAACCCAAGAAATGAAAGACTTATATTCTTCAACCTTTCCAGACTAAGTCCTCAGTCTTTTTCCAAGATTTATGAAAGTATCAAATGTAAAAATGAAGAAGATTCCGGTAAAAATATACAGAAGCATATCTTGCGTTCCAGGAGTTTCTGAGCCCATACTTTGCCTGTCAAGAAGTTGATATAGTCTTTGTATTCTCACATCATCAGCTTCTCTTTGAAAAGAAGTAGGAGCATAAGCAAAGTTAGTTCCATCATCTGTGCGATAGAAAGGTTTTGAAGAGCTTTCCTTTGTTGCTGTAAAATGTTCTTTTAACGGAGCAACGCGTTCTGGCTTGAAGTTTGATTCATCATCATCTGTTGTGATGGGAAGACTTCCGGTGAGGTCATCAATGCTTTTCTTCATTGTTTGGATGCTTGCTTGGCCTCGCTTTCGAGGGTCTGTGAATACACGACCTTCCTGAACTGCATCTCGTTTAGGTTCAGTTTTGGCTATACCGTGCGTCTTTTTTGGCCATGGTTTGTCTGGAAATACATCATCCAGACTCGAATAGTTCATCTTGTTCAAAGGAGCATAGAAAAATTAGAAGTATAATGTAAATGAAGATTACACCTGAGTACCTTGTTGTAGCTGGACTAATAGCTTATATCGCGTTTTTCACTCACCCTCCTCCTCAGTTTGTGTCGCTAGTTCTCAAGAGTCCGGTTGGACAGGTTCTTGCGCTTCTGGGAGTTGTGGCAGCATTTATGAAGAGCCCCCCAATTGGTCTGCTTCTCGGCGTAGCATACTTAATGAGCTCACATCCTACGCTGGAGCACCTTGATGCGGCTGAGCAGGGACCCAAGAAAGAACAGCCCAAGTCTGGTGCGCCAAAGATAGATACGAAAGACTTGGGTAAGTTAGCAGGAATGCTCAGCGGTAAAGCCGGGAAGGGAGAGAAGCTTCCCCAGGAAAAGGGTAAGGATGAAACAAAGCCGCCTGCTCCTACAACTACAGTGAAGCCTCATTCCGATCCTAAAGTTACAGAGAAATTTAGCCTCTTCTAATAAATGGTCTTACATCACATACACCATGCAGTTGGATTTCTAAATAGCAGCACAGTATTTTCCGGCATTATGCTGATTTTACTGAACGTTGGAAGCAGATTTATTGTTCATGAACTGAGTCATGATGATAAAGAATATTCTCAATATTTGATTCTACGTAGATTGGCTATCTTTGCTGTATGTTTTGTTGGAACCAAAGATTTAGTGGTCTCAATCATTCTCACAGCCTGCTTTGTAATTCTTTCTGCTGGGTTGTTCAGAGGTAAGGGGCCATTTTCCCGTGAAGGAATGACTGACGGAGAAACGTCTGTTGTAGTATCATCTGGAGGAGACCCATTTAAAGGGTCAGCATCAAGTGGTGATGCTCCTTTGTTTCGTTAGTATAAATGGGAGGAGGTATGTTTGGAACACCATTGTATCTGAATCCTAAGTGTTTGGTGTTTTCCGGATTTGTGTTAGCCGTATATTGGTTACCACATCCAGTAGCATTTGCCCATAAGTGTGTTGCTGCATTCCTTCTAGCAACTGCAGCATATATTGCATTAGCTTGGTATGACATGATTTATGATTGTACAGACAGACTTGGACCAACTCTTCTTGGATGGATGTCCGGGATTTTTAAGCCAGCAGAATATCGTAAGAAGTTTGATGAACTCCCGGTAAAGTATAAGAAGATTGTCAGAGCAGTTGATATTGTTGTACTGGTAGTGGTACTAGGAGCATTTGTTTACCCATTTCTTGAAAAACGGATTTAAGTCGAAATTACATTATTATACTTACAACAACCATGGCTGTCGAATTCATTGAGAACTACGACGACTTTGGCTCATTCTGGACTGCGCGTGTCCACAGCCCGACATCAGGGGGGATGGTCACCATCACCCCCTTTGAGCCACTCAACATGGTGGTTTCACACCAGACCAAGGGCAAAGCCCACGGCTTCGGTGTGATGTTCATGTCGGGCAAAAATCGGCGCACACTGCAAGTTGGCTCTCTCGGAGAGACAGAGACGTTTCTTCGCGAAATCAAACGTAAACTTGGAGCCAACTGGTTCTGGTCTCAGGACTAGGTATAATACGGACATTATGTCCCACAAAAACGGAAAATTTTTTTACTGAGAAACAGCATTCGGAACATACTAAGACAATATTATTTGATTCAGTTATAAATCCGGTTAACACTGGATGAAAGACTGAAAAAATGAGAGAACTTAAGGTATATTCTCGGAATTGGCTGTATCTTAACAGTCATAGGAGTCACAGAACGCTGAGCATAAGAACTTAGCAGAAGTGTGACATAATTTAACGCGGAAGGATGGGGCGTTATTTAGGTTATGTTGGCCTTAACAACCGAAGAAAAAGAGTTCATGAAGTTGAACACAGTAACTGCGAAGGAGGGGCAGTTAACCGGGGCGCTAACCGGAAAAAGGGGAGAAGCGTGAACGCCAGAGAGAATGGTATATCAACAGGTGAAAGGGAGTGTTGGTCGTTAATAATGCATAACGTAAATATGCCGATGGGTCGCGAGAAGACCAAGAGAACTATGAGATTAGCTATCAAGTAATTTTCGGAAAAGATGTGGGCACACATTTTTTCCGAAAACTGGTTTCCTTCTCCCTCTGGTCGAGAACCAACGGTCACGAAAACGTAACCTTTTTTGCATAGAGAATTAACGTTAAAAATGCCAGCACCTCTCAATTTGATTTACCCCGCTTTAATGAGGGTTCAAGAGGTCGGTTACAGGACAAAAATGACAGCAGAACAACTGAAACAAGCAGAGATACAACTCGTGACTGCGCTACAAACGCAGTTGCTCGAAGTTGCCCTTGAGATATCCTTTTACAGGGACACGTTTTACGAAAACTGGGAGGCCCAGAAAGAGTACCGGCGCGCAATCAAATACCTATACTACCTGTTGACACTATGAAAAAGGCATTGCGCCTTTTTCTATGTGTCATCACAGCATTACTACTCGGAGCACATCAACACTGGCAGGTTGCCGGTGTTGATGAGGTCAATCAGTGTTGCGTGTATCTCTTTCCGGGTGTAATGGACCTCGGCCAGCAACTGGTAAAGCACGTGGCGCTTAATCAGCTCGCAGCTGATTGGGTTGTTGTACTCAGAGATAAATCGCCCAACTGGGTCGTATCTTGTCCCCACCATTGGGGTCAACGCGTATGTTTGCAGTGAAAGTATGCGCGTTTCTGGGTTCCATGTGATGTTGCTGCAGCCGTAGAACGGCTCATACACTTGAGGCCCAAAATTGAGAGGCGAAGGTGCAGACATTGTTTTTCTTAAACAAGTGGAGACGGTAATTTTATATTCCGTTTTTAATTAGACATACCTCAACATACTTTTCACACTCATTCTGATTATGTCCCATCAAAAAAGCAGGCAATGGCTGTGCATTAATAACATTGTGCCGGATAATATATGGCTGTGTCATCACTTCATTGACGATAGTTATAACATCTCCGAAATATACAGTCTTATCTGAACAAGGGTATCTTCCGTTCCACTCTGAATCCGGAATCATAAATTGGTCATAAAAGCAAACATATAACTTTATACTTCCATGCGTATCGATAAGTCTAAGGTCATATTTAATTTGCTTTTTAACAGCTTCTAACTGTTCTGGGTGAAAAGGCATTTGTTATAGCTAAAGCTTAATACTTACTGAATTTTTACCCGTTGACCCTCCTTTCTTAGCAGGAGAAGAAAGTGTCACCCTTTTGTCAGTTACTCCTGTATTTACGGACTTAAGAAGAGCAGAAATATCGGCCGGGATGCTGGGAGGCTTCATCTCAACGCGGGGCTGAATAGCTGCCGCCGCGGGCTGAGGATTGGGTCTGCTAGGAAGCTTCACAGGAGACTTAATTGTCTGTGGGGCACGCTGAGGCTGAGGAGGAATCATTGAACTCATGAAGTTTGCAAGACCTGCCATTGGGTTCTCACCGCCCCGGGGTGCCATGGGAGGAGGCGCAACATTTGTACCACGCTGGTTAGTCTGTGACTGCATAGCTGCAGTAGCAAGTTGGCGAGCAATTTCAGGATTTGACTTGAGAACTTGGTCGAGATTAGGAATAGGTGACTTCTGTACCATCTGATTCGTCAGGTGAACCATGTACACCATCATACAAGTACGAATAGGAATGCGTACCAGAGGATGCATGCGTAGTTTGTCACCGTACAGGTCATATAGTTCCTCAAAATCCTCCTCCATATCACCAACCTTCATCTGAGCAGCCTCAGACAGGCCATCTAACTGAAGACCAAATGCCTTAACCATGCCTACATTCTTGGATGACCACTCAAGACCACCCATACCGGTCACAAACCACTCAGAAAACTGTTGTACAGACCTATCCATGTCTTTCTCCTTACGGATAAACTCCAGCTCCATCTCCATTTCCTCTAGAGAAGAGTCCATAGTAAATCTCTTACGCATAGGTACTCCCATCTTAGATAGACGGTCAAACTTGCGTAGAGTCTCGTACTTCTTCCGCTGAACATGCTCATCAGACATCCGGGTGTGAGACTGAGGCTGGACAAATGAATCAGCATTCATATTCTGTACACCGCTCCAGGTCTCAGTTTGTCCAACTGAATCCAGATTTGGCATAATATGGGGAGCAGTATCCTCCGTAAAGTTAGGGAGCTCAAATGTTTCAAAGTTCGGGAGAGCAGTATCTCCTCCACTACCACCTGTCATACTGGGATTTACAAGCATGTCGAGACCGATAATGTCCATTTGTTAGTTAGTGACGTAAGGGTTATGAAAACTTTAACGCATATTTTCCATGAACCAGAGACCTTGAAGAAAAGCATCCGCTAAGTCGTCTTTTTTGGGGTGTTTAAGCATATATTCCTTCCATTGAGCCGGTACCAAAGAAGTAGCATGAACAATTCCGGTTTTCTTGCGTCCTTTGTATGTCTTGGTTGCATCCTCTACTGTGACCATATTGGTTAACTTATGAATAGCTGAAACTCCTTTTGTTGAATACCCATGACATTCAAACCACATGTGCATCATTGCCTGCACGGCCATCATACGCTTATCGGGTTGTTGTTCAAAGATTACTTTATTAGAGCCATTCCAAATTGCAGTCCGGGATGTCAATGATGTGTTGATAAGCGGGGCCAGGTCAACTACGCTTCCTTGTTTGCATGATTTTACACATCGCTTCCAGACACGAGCAGTATAGTGAGAATAGAGAGCGTCTACTAGGGACTTCTTCGTTGTCCCCTCGATATGTAACTCCCCAGCTTCCTTCTTCAACGCCTCTAAGGTCTTCTGTGATAATGATGTCTTTGTACACGCCTTGCCCGCCTTCTTGTGGACAGAACACGCGTATTGTTCTTGTTGCTTCCAGTTTGCTGGTTTACGACATTTAAAACACTTAGGATTATCATGACCGGCTCCTTCTGCCATCACATCAATTAGGTCCCAATGTAAAATCCGGACATCTTTGCGTGAAGTTCCTTCTAGAATGCAAAAAGCAAGATTACGTAAGCCAACATCAAATGATACAAGCCTCATTAGTACTTGTATCATTAGAGTGTAAAAATGGATTTTAAAAGTATTTAGCAATAAATAATACAGGTGAGGCTAATGAGTCTTTTCATCTTGGCTCCAACTAACGCTGGACCGAGCGAGCCCTCGCCGTGTGGAGGGGATATGGCGCCCCGGCCAATGTCATCTCGCGAAGATATCCTACGCCAGCTGAATACGAGGGTAACCGTATCATACAATGTCTTTTATCAAACAAGACTTGACTTTGACGAGCTTGTTGTGCGCCTTTTATGGGATGCATTCAGCGACCCATATTCAATGGACTCATCAGCAAGGCAGACGTTTCTCCAGTCAACACCGGAGTATATCTCGGCCAAAGCAGAGCTTGAGAATACGCTCGTCAACTTCCACGACGCAGTCGCCATGCGCGATGGCTTCATACAAACATAAGCCGAAAGGCTATTTTTACTTTGGCTGTAAAGACTGAATATACAGTGCAACAAGCAAAGTCATAGAAGCATCAGTAGATGGGTCATGTGCTTTTTCAAGTGGTAGATGTTTTGCAAGCTCTTTCGTTTCCGGGTCAAGATGTTTCTTAATGCAATTATATGTTCCCTCTAACTTGGCTGTTCCACACTTACGTCTGCTTTGATGATTCCATAAAGCAATATCAATCACGTGCTTGGGTGGAGCATACTCAAATCCATACATTGCAGCTGCATTCTTTAGAGCATCAATATCACCGGTTCCTTTTACGATGATTAATGATTCTGCATAATGTTTCATAAAAGTTCCATACCAAGATGGAGGCTTGTGGTGGCTCTTGATATTCGGGTCATTTGCATATACCTTTAATCCTTCGTCCAGTGCTTCATTTCCCTCAGGAGATAAATGTGAAGGGAATGATTTCGCCCAAGAAAGACCAAGGGCATCCTCTAATTCATCTAGCTTTCGAGCAGTAGCCGGTTCAACAGTTGCATACTTTGAAATAGGGAAAGATACTTCACGTTTAGGTTTTGATAAGGTAACAAAAAATGCTCCGTTGTATGACCATGAGCCATCTTTAATTTTGGTAAGCAAAAAGCCACCTATTTCCCGCGATACGAAGAAAAAGTCTTCTGTCGGAGGAAATATATATTTTTGGTCTCCGGTATCGCCTAACACATGCCAGAACTCGCAGTCAAACACTAGTATCTTTGTTTGGCCGCTTGCTAAGAGGTCTAATTGTTTGTTATGGAATCTCATTGTATTTAGGCAGATGCTTTTAGAAGCTGAAGAAGAACAGTCTTAGAGTCACGCTTGCCGTAGGGAATACCCTTCTTGGAAAGAAGCTCGCGAAGCTCAGCAGATGTCTTATCCTGAAGGTCATCAACATCCTCCTTCACTTCAGGAACTGTAGGAACCTCAACACTGTCTACTACCTCAACATGCTTCTCCTCAATTACAGAAGCCCGGTCATCCTCTTCCTCCTCATCCGTATCAGGCTCAACGGGTGCAGGAACAAGGTGTGATGCAACAAAAGAAGAAAGGGAGCCAACAACAGACATCACCTTATTCTGCTGCCAGTACATGTATCCCACCATACCGGCAAGGACAAGAACCATAGTTGCAAGTACGAGGACGCTGACATTCAAGAAACTGCTCATTTGATGTTTGGAGAGACAAAACCTTCTTTCTTTAAACGTAAAAGGAATGCCCACTCCCGATGCATCGCAATTTACGCAATTGAAAAAATACTCTGCAATCAATACTGGCGATAAGGGACAGGTACAGCAGAAAACTATTACACATTTATATCAACCTGTACCGTCTGTTACACATCCTCTTGACTTTCTAGCTTCTTTTACAAATAAGTACACTCCTGAAAAGAAATTTACCCAAATTAATCACGTAACTGGATTACACTTTAAGCCCAAGACACCGGGTGGAAATAAGCACGGATTTACGCCTGGTATTCTTCCAACTGTTCTATGGAACTTTTCTTATGATTTTAATACTCCAGTTCTTCCACCTATACCCAGGACAGACGTTAATCGCATTGAAGTGACGCTATTGAATTACACAGCTGAATCTACTATCATATTGACAAATCCTAAATATAATTTTACAGGTTCAACGGTTGTTTCAAATCTTCTGAGTGGAGTAACTGTTAGTGTAAGTAAAAATACAATTGTTGTGACAACATCTGGTGCGGCTACCAGTACAACATTTACACTTGAGTTATCATCTCCGTTAGATACTGCATTTAGTTCAATCAGTCAATCGGGTTCCATAATCCCTCCAGCAAGTAGAACATTGGTATTGCCAGTTACAAGCTTGGCAGGAACATCTAGTGGAGCTCTTGATATTGCAAATGGACCATACGGAAAAATGATTGTTCGGTTCAGTGATGCTGATACAAACACACTATATACTACAACATTTGCCCTTGGTGGAGGTGGCAATCTAACTCCGGCAACATATACTCCTGTCATTGGAAGTTATATCCAATCTGTTACAATTACAACAAATACAGTTGTGGTTACAACTACAAATCCTGTGGGTGGAATACCATTTGGTCAAGTAATTGAGGCTGAAATTGATACGAATGATACATTCAATCCAACAAGCTATGCTCTAACTGGTTAAAACTCTTCGTCAAACCGGACAGTCATATCGGCCTGAGATAGTCCGACACCTGGCTTAGAGTATTCAGAAACCTTCTTCTCAAAGAAGTTAGTCTTACCTTCTAGTGAAATCAGCTCCATAAAATCAAACGGGTTTGTGGAATTGTAAATCTTCTTAATGCCAAGCTGAAGCGCCAGTCTGTCAGCTACAAACTGAATGTATTGCTGCATATCACGAGAGTTCATTCCGATTAAAGAGCATGGAAGTGAGTCCGTAATAAATGCTGACTCAATCCGAACAGCATCACAAATGATAGTCCCAATCTCATCTGATGTTAGCTTGTTCTCCATCTTGTGATACAAGGCAACTGCAAACTCAGTGTGCAAACCCTCATCCCGAGAGATTAGCTCGTTGGAAAATGTCAGACCGGGAAGTAGGCCACGTTTCTTGAGCCAGTAGATTGCACAGAAGCTTCCGGAGAAGAAAATGCCTTCAACGCAAGCAAAGGCTACTAGACGAGTCGCATATGAACGCTGGTCATCCATCCAGTTGAGAGCCCACTTTGCTTTTTCAGCAATGCTTGGGATCGTATCAATAGCCCGGAAGAGCATCTTTTGCTCATCCTTATCCTTCACATACTGGTCAATAAGCAAAGAGTAAGTCTCGGACTGTCCGGTTAGAATTCCGTTAAACAAACCAGTGTGAAGTTTAGGTTCATTAAAACAATACGTTGGACTATCTACATTAGTATCAATTACACATACAACTTTTAGCAGTCGTTTATTTTGAACTATTTCATCTGTAGTATTGAGCTTGAGTCTTTTAGGAGCAAACCCGAGTTTTACGAGATTATTTACGTAATACTGTGTTATATATAGACAGTATACTGGTTGACAGTCGTAGTCCTTTACTCCCCCATTTCCATCTGGAAGTGGTCGCATACAATGATCTCTTACACACTTGATAGATGATCCACAGCTTAAAGAGGTTAGAATTAACTGTACGTTTTTTATGAATTCATAATTAATACTTGTATATTGAATCGCGGTGTAATTCTTATCAGATTTACTTATACAAGCATCAGCATCAAATAATCCGGCTAACCATTTTAGTTTTGTATCAATTGAATAGTTTAGTGGTGCATAAAACTTATCCTTGTTAATTTTTCCAGTTAGATAACATTGGATCTTTCCACTCGTGCTTGAAATAGAATAACTTGATTTTTCAAAGTCATTTAGCAAGGCCTTCTTTTTAGGATCATAAAGATATATTACAGGATATTTATTAGAATAAGTTCCATCTCCGCAAAAGAAGCCATGGGTATAAGGGTTTAGGAATACATCTGGATCTTCTACGTCAACTGTCGGATATTCAAAATCAGACAAGACATCTCCTTTCTTTAGATTCTTTGTGAATACTCGTTCTTCTTTACACGATTCCGGGTGGTTTTGATTTCCTACTCGAATCAACCATTTGTGACCATCGGTACAGTCAAGTTCCATTCCATTATTTAGAATTACTTTGAAGAGTCTTGCCGACTCACTGGTCTTTAAAACTTTTACATCAGAAAACTCCTTTCCATTCCAAACATTTACATTCTTATTTTCGAGATCCACTATGTTAAAGTAACCTTTATCAGTAAGAATTTTGGTATAGGGTGCAACACAATGAATTCCTTCCATGGCATTCTGCATGCCGTAGAATAGGCGAGCAATTGGGGACTGAACCTCAACCTGGAATCGAGAGGCCAGATTTTCCTGGACAATGCCATCGGAACCGGCAAAGAAGGCTAGAACGTTCTTGATGAAATGACGTTCGTCCTTGCTTAGTTTCTCCCAATCCTCCTTATCTTTGCTGAAATCAATTTCTTCGACAGCCCAGAAAGTTCCTACTGCTTTCTTGTATAGTTTGTATAGGTCCTGCTCTGAGTCCTTAATAGGAAACAAAGTATAACGCTCACCAAGAGTTGTCGCAGATGAGTCAAATAGAGGCTCCATATTCTGAGGGCGAGGAAATGAATTAAATACTTCCATCTTATTCAATATAAGAAATGAGTGGTCCAAATCCATTTTCAACAGCAGATGCTCCTCAGCATAACTTAGTATCAAAGATTGTTGGTAGTGGACCATATCACGTAGCCGTTGACTTGGTAGATGTGGATACTGCTTATGCTATTCAGCTTGGTTCTGCAGCGGACCCTGTTCAGCAAGAGTATGTTACTCAAATTGGAACGGCATCTAACCCAGTGGATTCTATTTATGTAAGAAACATCTATCCTCCTCCCGGAGCACTAGAGAATGCAATCGGGGGGACTGGTATTGATATTGAGTATACAACTGTCGGTCCAGTTGTCTCTGCTTTGGTTGCAGCTGGTGATGGTATTGCTCTGAATGTTGATGAGAACAGGGTAATTAATGTCAGCACTACTTTAACATTAATAAATGGCCCGGGTATTGAGATTACCCCATTTGTTGATGAGAATAACCCGAATGGTCTGATTATTAGTGCTACTGGAGGAGGAGGTGGAACTGGAAGTACCTCAATTCCTGAAGGGGAGATTGTGATTGGTGATGGTGTAGCGGGACTGACATCATCTCCAAATGTATTTTTTGACAGTGCAGCTCAGCTGTTCTATATCCCGGGAACGATTGTTAATACGGTCGGGGAAGCTGGAGTTCTTCGGATGAATACTGGAGGACCTGCTGGTGATGCTTACATCGAATCTGGATTTGAAGATGTCCAAAATTCCAGAAACATGCTTAATATTTCATATATAGGGGGGACTGCAGACCCAACTGTTACAATTGATACATTTGACTCATTTGTTGGAATCAACAAGTCTGGTCCAACTGCTGCACTAGACGTGATTGGTCAAGCTGTTGTTACATATAATGCAGGTAGTGGAGCAACATCGACTATATATACTACAGTATCCGGAGGTACTGGACCGACTGGTAATATTACACTACAGGCTGGTATCACATATATTATGTATGTATGGGGAGCTGGCGGCGCTGCAAATGGTGGTATTGGCGGTGCTGGTGGATATGCAGAATATCAGGTAACGCCTAGCACAGCTACTGTTCTTTCTTGGGGTGCCAATTATGGAGGAGCAAGTGGTGGTGGTAATGCTTTAGTGGGGAACATTGGTGCATCAACCTTTATTGTTCCCGGTGGTGGTGCTGGGGGTATGTCAGGTGGTACTGGCGGTGGAGGTGGAGAGACACTCGGAGGTCAGCCAACCCCAGAAGGAGGTAGACGTGGAGGTAATGGGCCGGCACAAGCAACATATGATGATAACCGTGCTTGGAGATATACTACAGTTCGTGGTACAATCGGTGGAAGTGGAGATATATTCAATGAAGGAACAATTGATGGTCTTACGGCTACTGTTCAAGGAACTTTAGTTGTAAATCTAGCAAATCCCCCGGTTAGTATTAGTATTAATACCCCAACACCGGGTGTAACATACACAATTGCAGCTGGCACTACGATGACATTTATAACAAATGGTACGGTGTTCAATGGAGCTACATTCTCATCACCAGCTGGCGAGGTATTTCCACTAAGTCAAGTTACAGGTTATATCGTCAACGATGTTGGAGAACTGCCTTCTACTACCTATACATCAGTCGCACTATATGCAGATTGGCCGAACACTACATCACCAGTATTTCCGAGTGGCTTCGTTGATACGGGTATGACAGGAATTACGTATGCTGCTGGAGATGTAAGCTGGACTGGTGGCGTAATTACATATGTTCCCGGAACAACCTTCTATCTATATTTTAGTGCTGCAACAGACGATACAACTGGAGAGATAATAACTGTAAATAGTGGTGCTAGTATGCATATAAGTGCACCATTTAATTTTTTAACAGGTGTAACTCTTAGTACTACAGGAACTGGGTATCTACCCAATGGTTCTAAGATAGATGTAGCAAGTAGGCAATTCAAGAATACTGGCGCTGTTTCTGCTACTTATACTGGTGCTCCATATGGCGGTGGAGGAGGCCCTGGGGGTGGTTCACCAGCACTAGTTGCCGGAGTTACTGGAATGACATATGGTACATCTGGAAATGAGTTTGCGGGTGGTGGCGGAGGACAATACCAACATAGTGGTAGTCTCGCCGTTCTTCAAGTTGAGCCGGGAGTTGCAAACCGTTCCTATGTAAATACATTTAATCGGAACGGAGCTTTTGGTGCCGGAGGAACAGCTGGTGCTGGTGGAACACAGTATCTAATTTTGCAGACAAAAACAGATACCGGTGTAATTCCACCGGCACTAACAGTGAATGGAAATTTGGAAGTAGACAATGGCGATATGTTTACAAACCAGGGCATTCGGGGAAGATTTATTTCTGTTAGAGCTTCAGATGCTCCAGCTGGTGACGTAATAAACGGAATTCCGACTAAAAATGGAGGAAAAATGATGTGGAATGTACTTTCTCCTGGTACAGGAAGAACAGAGTTATTGAATGCATGGGGCACTGCTGCTGCGAATGGGTTTGGCTTTTTTGCAGGTCAGAACGGTGCAACTGCCACAGGTCCAACTGGTCCTATATATAACTTAGGATCGTGGGATGTATCTGGACTAGTTGTCAATGGTACTGTTATGGGAACGGATGTGATAGCAAGTTCAGATATTCGCACGAAAGAAAATATTGTAACAGTTGATTCTGCTTTAGACCGGGTGCTCAAAATGCGTGGAGTATTCTTCGAGAGAAAGGCTGAGCCTGGGGAAAGACGTGTAGGTGTCATTGCCCAGGAAGTTGAAGAAGTATTACCAGAAGTTGTATACACTGATGCAGATGGAATCAAATCTGTCTCGTATGGAAGCATGGTTGGTCTGCTTATTGAAGCCATTAAGGAACAGCAAGAGATTATTGAGAAGCTTCAGATATAATGCCAAGTGAATATAATACTTCCATTGAGACCCGAATTACCGGAAGAACCGCCACCCTGTCCTCCTGCAGAACTGCCTCCTCCTCCTCCTCCGCTCCCCCCAGCTCCAGCTGAACCACCTGCTGCTGGATTATATTGATTTGCACCTACTCCACTATTTCCAGCAGTTGCTGAACCACCTGGCCCAGCTGTACTAACAGTTCCGCCTGCACCACCAGCTCCTCCATCGCCAGCAGTGGTTGCCCTAGCATATCCACCGCCACTACCACCTGCACCTCCATTTGCAGTTAGTGTAAAACTGGAATATGTAACAGTTCCAGCAGTTCCAGCAGTTCCAGCAGTTCCTGGTTTACCAGTTACAGTTCCAGCACTTCCACTGCCGCCATTACCACCTGCACCTCCGGTCGGAAATATCACACCTATGTTATTTCCCGGTGTTGCGGGGACTCTTACAGCACTATTAACCGCTCCTCCTCCTCCACCACCTCCAGCTCCTCCTGACTGATTATTACTGCCAACTGAATATCCTCCACCATTTCCTCCGCTTCCTCCACCACCACCTGTTATTTGTACAGTAAAAGCAATAACATTCGGTGGAACTGTGACAGATGTTGTTCCTGCTGGAACAGTGTATGGTGCATTTGTTGGGTTATACGAGTATTGACCAAAAAAATCGCTAAGTGAAAAATTTCCATTTGCTGGAATAGTTGTTCCGGTAGAAGGATTTACTGGAGTCCAGCGCTGTTTACCCCGTAGTCCATTCATGCTCTGTGGAGATACACTATAAGCTGTACATACCGTAGATAGTTTTAAATTAGTTGAAGCAAATGCCATCTTACTCAAATCTTAGAAACTAACTTGTGAATGCTCAACGATGAAACTCCAGATGCATCAGATACTGATTTCATTTGAGTCTTTGTCCGGAAGCCCATTACATATGCTACAACTCCGGCAACAATCGTCTTAGGGGTATGTTCAAACTCATCTTCCGACTTGGTGGAAATATCAAGCAGGAGTTGAAAGATTCTATCACGCTGCTTATCGTTCAGTGAAAGCGAGGCACACAATCGTTCTGCAATTCCCAACTGGGTTTGGAGAACGGTATTCTCTGTTACCGTAAATCTGGAAACGGCTTTACAGAGTGAGCGAATGCTTACCCGGAATAGGTCGGCAATTTCTTCATGTGTACGTGAAGCATTGTTCTGACGGCACGCAACATATACGGCGGCACCCATGAGTGCACGGCGTGTTTCTCCCCGGACTTTTTGGGCATCATCCATTGCTTTGTAGAGGCCGCACGCGTCCATAAAGACTGATTTGGGAAGATTATGGTTTGTGCATGTTGATTGAATATTATCGAAAATTCCCATCCAAGACCGTTCAGAGTTGGATGATAATGACCACGTAGATAGGCGCTGTAGTTCCTTCATTCTCGTATTTGTAGATGCAATGCCTCGGAATGATATTACAGACCCGTATGAGGATTCTGGGAGCAAGTCGGATGTTGAAAACCCGGTACGTCCTTTCTCTTCTTTTCCGTCGTCATAATTACGCCATTCGGCTCCTTCATCAATAAATCGGTCTCCAATAGAGCCACATAGTTCACATACATATTCCCCATCATCAACTACGAATGAATGTTCGCACATGATTCTTGGTGTTTTCTGTCTAGACTTTAATTCGCTTCCGTTTTACGCATCACTTACCATGGACTGCATTAGCATGGTCAGTAGAATGCGCAGATGCTGTTGTTACCTTTTTAGATTGTTTCTTCTCTTCCTTTTCAGCCTTTTTTTCATCTTCAGTGACCGGCGTATAGGAAAGGTTCATATCAACGATTGAACCATATTTGGGAAATATCTTTGAGAATACGTCTTCGAAAAATTTTGCCTGAAGAAACTTTAGTTTCTCAGTGAGGTCATCTAAGAATAGGAACAAAGCAATCACGAAGAAAATTCCAGAAATCCAATTATCAACAGCTAGTTCATTGTGCTTTGATGTCGGAAAGAAGGGAGGAATTAGTTCAGTAACTTCAGATGCCCAGTAACCGAAAATAGCAATCATCATAGTCTCAACTGAAACATCTGCCATTTGATAGAGTGAAGACCGGGCTTTCCAGGCATCGTCAAACTCATCGAAGATGTAATAAAACACGTAAGAGATGAATGCACCGTATGCTGTATGTATTATTGCTAAAATAGCAGCATTTCCAGTTATTGCAAGTCTTTCAATTGCCTTAGTCATTTATATAGTAGTTCACTAATTATCCTCGCTAGGTTTCGGTATGGGTACATGAGTAAGATATGTATATGCCCGGGCTACCAGTGGGTATAGGATGCATGCAGCAAGAGGAACGCCAATAAAAATCTTCCAATCGGATAGGAAAAGTTCAGTTCCCTTGCTGATATAGTCTACTGTAAGACCTCTTAGTTTTGTTAGAGCTTCTCCTGATTTTTTTGCTACAACTGAATATACCGCATCGACAACTGCTATTGCAGCATAAAATAGGACAAGTATAAATCCGGAAATTAAGGCAAAGTAAAAAAGAAACCCTTGGATAGAATATCCAGTAACAAAGGATAGTACAACAGCAACTACCATAAAAACAGTTAATATCTTAAGAATATCAACGAATGCAAAGAAATCTCTTTGAACACTACGAAAGTCAGACAGAATGCCCATTTATTATTCGGTCAATAAATTTAATTCATGAAGGTCGGGTCATACACCTGAGGGCGATAATTTGTCACGAGCATAGGTTTTCCAAGGTCCTTGGTTTTTACCGGCTTTAGCCAGGAGATAAGCAGATACTTTTCTTCAACATGCCAAACCCAGAAACCGTGCTTTAATAATTCACCCATTAGGTAATCTACCGCGTCTTTGAAGTTATATAATGGGTAACCAAACACGAATGATGGAACTTCAAATAGGATATACGGGGCATTTGCATTCATAATAGCCTGCTGACGCACTTTGCCTTCAATTTGTGCTATGACCGGCTTCATAGCAGACATCTTATAAAGTCTGCGTTCTTCTTGCTCATCCCAAACTTCTCTGGCTTTCATCATGGTAAAGTTCTCTTATTAAATGCCACCATTTCGTATTTTGGCTTTGGGCGGTGGAGGTACAAAAGGATTTCTCCAGATAGGAGCCTTACATGAATTAGAAGCACAAGTAGGCAATTTGTCAAAGTACTTTTCGAAAGGAGTATATGGATGTTCTATTGGTTCGGTTCTTGCTACCGGGATTGCATTTGGATTGAATACAGCTCAAATGGAACGACTATCAAAGAAATGCTTGAACTTTTTATTTGTGTTTGAAAATTTGAACTTAACGTCGCTTACTAATGCTGGAGTCAAGAAAGGTGTTGTAAGCATGGACTCATTTGAGAAACATCTTCTGGGAGCATTTGATTCCGAAGGACTTGATTTGCGTAATAAGGTATTAAGAGACGCACACATTCCTTTAAGTGTACTTGCCTCTAATATGTCAAGGGGGATTCCAACCATATTTAAGGGAGATATACCAATTTTACCGGCTTTAAAAGCATCATGTTGTATTCCGTTCTTGTTTCATCCACAAGTTATTGGAAAAAGTGTATATCTCGACGGAGGGATGATTACAAATGAACTGCACAAACTTATACCGAAAGAGGAGAAAGCAGAAACTCTTTCCATATATTTGATTCATTCAAGCCCACATGTAACACCAGACAACCTAGAAAGAATTTCAATGAGTGAATTTGCATATAAATTATATAAGTCTGCATGTCTGTATCAACACTCACAGAATGATGACCCAAATATCTTACGCTTGTATTATGCTGCCGGTTCCGGATTTACTGATAAAAATGATGAGGAAAAAGAAGAAATGATTTCTACTGGCCGATGCTTAATGAGAGGTTTTCTCTCCAAGCGTTCCCGTTAAGAAAGCATCAAATGTAGCAGGGTCAGGAATGCCTTGTAATTTGAACACCTTGGTTGTTATTTCTACCTTGAAGGTTGGATATTCCTTTACGTTATAAAGAGAAGCCTTACCCTTATCGGCTTCTGCATTAATCTCTTCAAAAATGATTGTTTTACCTCCATATTTGACTGGAGTATTCTTCATCATTTGCTTGAATGCCTTCCAGGGTTTCCAGGCTTTTCTAGACCATGGACACCAAGATGTATAGAAGAACATAAATCGGGCCTGGTCTTCATCTAATCCATTGTGTTCGATTGGTGGGTCTTCGATAATGAACTTGCTAGCCGGGTAGTAGCCGGCAATTAAGCGGTAACTGGCAATAACAATCACAAAAGTTACGACCACAATAATAACCGTTGCATAGATTTCATTCATCCTTACGAAATGACGGGTATAAAAGTTTAGCATCTTTACGTTCTTGAGCAAACCATTCCCGGTAGGCTACTTCGGGTGATATACCTTTGCTGATGATGGCGTATGCGATGTTATAGGTTTGTCGTTCTGGTTCGTATGGCTTAGGCATGAGCTTGAACCATTTCCCCTGTATACGAATTGCTGGAACCATTTTGCCAGTGATTTGGGTTTGGATAGCTGATTCCATTCTTTGAATGTATATGTGTTGCTCATAGATAAATTACATCTTGAGCAGATTGGAATCAAATTTTCTAGAATTGTGTCACCTCCTTTAGACTCAGGAATATCATGGCCGCATTGGAAATCAAATACGGTCATTTTGTTTTCGCACCAATTTGTAGCGCACTTCCCGGTATATTGTTTGCCACATTGCTTCAGCCATACTTGTTCGCGCAAAGCTTTTGGAATTTTGGCTTTAATCATTATATAAGTAATACAGCAGTGTGTAAAATGGAAATATATAATGACAATAAGGAGAATATCAAAATGGACGAAGGATATCAGCGCTATATGCGTCTCCATGCGATTGTACAAGAAATTAACAGCAATCCGATTAGTCAGACTGCTGATTGGTACACTGAACACAATGAGTTACTACACTTTTATCATAACCACTTCAATAGTGGATTTGCCGGTCTCCACCAGGAGATTACGGATATAGCATTTCGTGCAAACTGTGCAAAGCTTGATATACTGATTAATAAACTAATGAAGGAGTTCGACTCCTATCATTGGTTCAGTGTGTACGACTATCTTGAGTTCAACAAGACTGCAATTGCGGTTGTGGATGCTGTTTTCGCAGCAATCGAGATGTCTACCGAAGACGACGAGACTATAAATATGTTTGCGGGTCTTTCTATTTAGGCAGGGAACCCTACAAGCCCGGCTCCAATACCAAATCCAGCACCTGTGCGAGCGGAAGCACCCACAGAAGGCGCATATACATCGAGGACAGCAAACGTTGCCATCGCGGTGAGAGAAATCATACCGATTTCATTAATTTTTAGCTTTCCGGAAAAGAAATACGCAGCAAGGGCAACTGCTATACCCTCGAATGCATACTTAATTAGTCGAGTCATGAGGTCGGACATATCGGGCATCATTGATGGTACGCTTGCTTCCTTTGTATGTGACATTTTATATTCTAGGAACGAAGAAAAGTGGATGACTATTATAACTTTTCATGTAACTGTTGACCCCGATGTTATTGAAACATACAATATTTATAACGCCGGAGAAAGGCAGATAGACTTCTATATTATGTGTTACCTAAACTCGCCAGATGGCTGGTCTCAAGATGGGTACTTTTTCGAGCCAACTGAAAAGCTCAAAGCACGTGTGTGGATTCGGTTATCGATGTCAAAGACTATTGAGAAGATTTGCGGGCTGCCTTCTATGTTATCTTGCGCAACACTTAGTGGAAGGGACATGTATCTCTGTGCTGAACGATGGTTTGGTGGAGCCAAAGAAAGTGGACTCAGCCTACAAGATTATCGGCAATATATGGTATCACATGAGATGGGACACATTCTTGGAAAAAAGCATAAGAAATGTCCTGGGAAGGGAAAGTCAGCCCCTATCATGCTTCAGCAGACACTTGGTATCGGAAAATGTATTCCTAACACAAATGTAAAGAGATGATTGAAAAAGACACAATGGTCACCGTGTTTGGTGTTATTCTTTTAGCAATATCATATGGTCTCAGCTCTTCGTATATTCTCAAACAAGATGCGGATTGGAAGATAGCTGGGTCTGCTGTTCCATTTGGAATGAACATGATTGTTCTGCTATATATTGCGTTTGGTCTGTTCAGTGTTTCTAAACTTTCAACTGCTGTAAAAGTTGTAATTATTTTGATTTTCATTACACTGTCATATGTTGAAATTTACTTCATGTACGAGAAACCTGCTACACGATATGGTATTCCCTTTTCTTGGTTTGTTGTGACTGCTTCTACTATTGCCCGGTTATACTTTATAGTTTCGTTGCATTGCGACTTGACTAAAACCTTTTTTGTATACGTTGCTCAAAGCATAGTAGAACCGAACAAAGCTGTCTTTCCAGCGGCAGCATTGGATGTTGTTCAGCCAAACTGGGACAAGGCATATAGTACCTTTGAATCGGCATTGAGAAAGACTCAGTTATCTCCTGATGAACGTTTGGAGCAAATTAATAAGTTCCGGGCGGCTTGGGGTAAGCCTCCTAAGGATGTTGTCATGACAGGCGGAAGACGGCGTTAAAAAGTCACTTTCAGGCATCGAGGTATATAGTAATAAAAATGCCAACGGAAGGAACTCCTGCTCAGAATGTTGGACCGCTAGATGCTCGCCGTGAGCTTCTCCCCAAGGAGGAGGATGGTATGGTGATTGATTACCTCGAGGAGGACCCGGAGATTCCCACGCAGCGTTATGCTATCATGTCTTTCATCTCTCCTGAGAAGGTCATCAAGCAGAAGGAAATGTTCTACTACGAGCGTTTCCTGACTTGGCTGGATTATGATTGGAAGGTGACGGGTCTTGAGGGATTTATGGCTTTTGTTGGCAAGAAGTATTCTCTCAAGATTGAGGACCTAATGAATGATATGAATGAGTTCCGCAAGGTTCACAATGACGAGGTGAGCAAGTCTGATATCCAGGAGAAGTATCAGGTGTTCCTCATGAAGCACGAGAAGGATTTGGATACTGAGTTTACGGAGAAGGTTGAGTTCCGTACTAATGTGCGTGGTGTGAAGGTTCGTCGTGTGTTTGCAAATCTTGAGGAGGCTCAGATGTTCACCAAGGTTCTTCAGCGCAAGTATCCTCGCGACAATCTGTATATCGGCAAGGTTGGTTGCTGGCTACCTTGGGACCCTTCTGAGAACGTGGTACAGGAGGTTGAGTATGCGGAGAAGGAGCTGAACGAGATGATGCGCAAGTACAAGGAGAACGAGGTGAACAAGGATATCTTCTTTGATGAGCGCAAGAATGAGAAGATTGAGGATCAGAAGAAAGAGAATGCTCGTCGCCGGGCTGCTGCACTTGCTGATAAGGAGAAAGAATCTGCTGTTGCAATCCTAGATACCCCCCCTGTTCACCCTACTGAGGGCGCAATTCGGGAGTAAAACGTAAATAACTGTCGGCTGAATTGAGTCAGATGGAAGTTCTTTTGCATCTTTGTTGATTATAGAGTTCATTTTGTAATGTTTTTGAATACATTAAGGTCCCTTCTTTACCCATACTTGGGGACCTGCATTTCTCTTCTGCACCTTTGCTGGGTCAAAGTCATCTCCGGCTAACATTGTTGAGCTAAATGGTTGGTTGTTTGTCCAGAGAGAATCATCGCATAATCTGAATGCTGGGTGGTCTGATGCTTTATACCAGAATACTTGGTCATCTAGTTTGTTTGATTGAACACCATTAGCAATGACAAGGCACTCGTAGTTTTCTGTACATTGGTCCATGAACTGACAGAACATTTCAAATGTTGGAAACATACCTGCATAGTTATCGTAGATTCTCTTTCTGTTTGTGATGTTATTCTCGCGCAGAATGAATACAAAATCTATATTTGTTCTTAAGTTTGGCGTAATACCCAGTGGGTACTGCATAGTAATCATTGTTACCATATCAATATGACGACCATTCATGAATACATACCGAGTAGACTCTTCATTAATCCATGACTTATCATACAAGCAGTCATCTAGAATCAGAAATGCACGAGGGTCTGAATTAGAGTTTCCACCGTGAGATTTTTTATCCTGATTTCTTTGCTGTTTGACTGCAAACTGACGCTTGATAGCATTCATCACAATTCCGGGATTGTACTTATCATGAATAAGCTTAGAAGGAACCATATCTTGAAAGAAAGGATTGGCGACCTCTGTTCCTGAAATTACAGTTCCTACTGGGAAGCATGCCCGGGTATTTGCAAGAATATCTCGAACCAAGAAGGATTTTCCAGTATCCTTCTTTCCGATTAACACAATCATGGGAGATTTACGCGAGTCAATCTCACATCTATCGACTATAGTTTGAATGTTGAACTTTTTGATTTGAAAATTCATCGCGTGAAGTTTCCTATATTGATTTAGGAGATGGATTATAATTGGAAAAATGAAGCGTAAGCAGACATCAGAGTTACGGACCAATCCGGTGGCATTGACAGTCAGTAGGACTCCGTACAAAGATAGCCTGTGGACGGTAATAAATCCTCAACCATTTTTTCCTCCCATAGAGTGTCTGTTTAAGACGAACTCATTAGAACGTGTGCAGGATTATGGTATCAAGCTGAATGATTCTATGGTATTTATGAAAGAAGGAACAGCTATTCTTGCTTCTGGTCGTGGTATACATGTTCATCCAAAGATTACTATGCTTTTAAGTCCATTTAAGTGTATGAAGGGTGAGTTTGGTACGTTTGGATTACCTATGCTTTCTGAGCATGCACGTGAGACTCAATCCAAACTTCAGAGTTATAACACAGCAGGGTATGTTGGGTCTATTCTTTCAGTAGCCTTGTCTCAATCCGGGTGTCAGCATTTTCCAGAAGTGGTTGGTGTCTTTACAGGAACAGCAATGACTCATACAATTGATATTTCAGATGACTACGAAGAGTTATCAGAACGTCCTTGGTTTTCTCAAAATATTGGTAAGACGTTTGAACTTCGTCTTGATGAACATAACGGGACACCTATTGAGTACACACGCAGTGCACGTATTTCACTTCAGCTGGGAGAAGATGCTGATTTGGGCGAAGTTGAAGAACTTGTTGCCATTCATGCTGAGGCAACAGCTGCGGAAATGACGCCTGTATTCCGGGAAGAGGAGGTTGATGATGAGACTGAATCAACATCTGATGTTTCAACATCATATATCTTTGCTATTGAATCCATGGCATCATCATTTGATGAAAGCATTGATGAAGAGGAAGAGGAAGATGAACCCTTTGCTTGGGCAACATTTAAGAATGTTCCGGTTCAAATGACAGTTATGGAAAAGCTCGAAGGAACTTTCTATGAACTATTGAAAACAAATCCAGAACCAGAGAAACATTTTGCATGGATAGCTCAAATCATTTTTGCACTTGCCTATGCTCAGCGAAACTTTGCTTTTACTCACAATGACCTACATGGGAATAATATCATGTTCAAGAAGACTGATAAGGAGTTTTTATATTACTTCCATGCAGGGGTAACCTACAAGGTACCAACATATGGATATCTGATGAAGATTATTGATTTTGATAGAGGAATTGGTTCAATCAAGTTACCGGGAATGAAGGAGGCTAAACTGTTTATGAGTGACCAATTTGCAGTATCTGAAGAAGCTGGGGGTCAATACAATTGTGCGCCGTTCATGAGTGAGAAACACAAGGTAATCAAACCCAACCCATCTTTTGATTTAGCAAGATTGGCGACTTCCTTATTTTGGGATTTGTTTCCGAATGGTCCTAAGTATGACGAGTACCAGGAGCAGCCGTTGTTCAAGTTATTCATTAAGTGGATGACCTTAGAAGATAATTCAAGCATCCTATTTTTCAAGAAGAATCCTAAGGTTGACCGTTATGTTGGGTTTTCATTGTACAAAGCAATTGCTAGATTCTGCAAGGATTCAATTCCACGAAAGGAGATTTCTGAACTGAGGTGTTTTATTGGTGATGCAATGCCCGGGGAATCCTGCTTGATTATTGATGTTTAATGCTTTTCTTGAAGGTAGCTCCGTAAAGTCTATACAACTCAAACACAATTGCAATAACAGTAGCAAATAGAAAAAACCATTTATATTGATGTTCGATTTCATACACCATAATGTAAATGTTTACACCGATGCTTACTAAGCATAGCAGTATAATCAACTTGTCTACCCAATTCATTTATATTTAATAAGTATAAGATAAACGTTTACAGTCTTATTTTGGATTAGTTCATTGCTTTTTATCGGATTATCCTTTTATCTACTGCGTTCCAAAGGAGGAAGTCCATTATTTTATGCTCAAATTTTTGCCGGGTGTGCTATGTTTGCAACTAGCAAGATTGGGCGTACATTCTTGGGGTTGGAGAATTAAAACGTCGGAACCCCTACAAACATTTCTTGAGAAGGTGCTGTTGTTTCAGTAGCAACAGCCTTTACTGCTTCAACGACAGCTTCAGGTGATGAAACCGTATATGCGATTCCACCACTCAGAAGACCACCCAGCACAGTTAGCTTTGAAGCCGCAAACCAGTCAATAGTTTCACCCTTAAACCGACGGTCCAGGGCATATAGAATAAAGCAAATTAGAGCAACTGCAACTGCAATGTATAAAGGCATCATTTGTTGTCAAACAATGTGAATCTTTACAGATTTAGAACGAGGCCATCTCCTTCTGCCTTGGATTCAAGTTCTGACATTAGGTCGACTTCGGGAATCTGAACTTCCTTAACTTCCTCCGGCTTCATTTGTTCATCAAGGTCTGTAAAAGATAGCTTGTCATCATCTTCTTCTTCGGGCTTCTCCACAAATGATAGCGATCGAGGTCTGTTCTCCTCTTCATCAGATTCTTCCTCCTCAGGAAGGTCCTCGAAGATAACAGACTTCGAGGCAGGAGGAGGAGCAGGCCTATCCTCTGCAGGTGGTTCACTAAAGTATGACTTAGCAATGATTTCCCAAGGTAAAAATGAGCGAACAACATCATCAATAGTCTTGTAGATTACTTGTTCAATCTCTTGCCGGTTCTTTGCCTGTTGTTCAGAGGGAACACCAGTTGTCTTGAAAAGGTATGCTACTTGCCATAGCTTTCTAGCAGAGTGCTTGTATAGTTCGTGAATGAACTTCGTTACGTTGGGGCGTTCAAATTCAACACGGACCTGTGATGATGCCCCACGATACTGAAGAGCGGCAAAGGACTTCATATACGCAAGGAATACGCCCATCAGAAGGTCATCCATGTATGCGCACTTGGATACCTTTAGGACACGCTCGACTTCTTCTGCTAGGGTGTTGTCTGACCAATCGGGAATCTTGGTGACCATATTCTGGAATGTTCGGAGGATTTCGTCTAGCTGCTTGTTGCGTTCGCACAGTTGCTTAGCGCTATCGTGGATGCTCCAAAAACCCTCTGCAAGACGGGGTACAAGAAGAGTTGCTAGATGTTCACGGAGTTGGACCTTTGCTACTTCGGTTTCACTCATTTGTAAAGAAAAACGGATTTGATTATAGATAAATTTAACATATTACAACAGTATGATGGTTCACATCCACTTTTATTACAAGCAGCAAAACGTTAGTGGCGGCGACCCGGAAGAACCCGGTACCCTGGCCATCTCTGATGAGCTATAAGCACACAGTATTGCTAAACTATACATACTTCGGGCCATACAAGGCCCCTTTTTCTATTCGAAAAGAACAATTTTTCTGTAAAAACGGATTGTTTGACTTTTATCGTAATTATTATCATCAAATACATCATGGCTTCCACACTCCAGCAGCAGCATAAGGCGTTACTCGATAACGCTATCAAGCAGCGCGACAACGCTATCAAGCAGGTCGAACTGTTTGATACTATCATTGCATCCCTGTCCCCCGAGGGCAAGGAGGTTGAGACCAAGAAGACTGATGATAAGAAGACGCCCCCCCAGAAGCTGAACAAGCAGCTGGAGACGGCACAGGAAAAGCTCACCAAGCTCAACGCAAAGATTGCGGAGGGCAAGAGCAAGACCAAGGACAAGGACGAGGAGAACAAGACAAAGTTTGAGGAGGTAATCTCCAAGATTAACGAGAATATTGCCGAGGCCGAAGCCAAGGAGGCCAAGAAGGCCGAGCCCAAGCCCGCGAAGGCGGCGGCAAAGAAGCCCGCGAAGGCGGCAGAGGAGGCGGAGAAGCCTGCTCCGGCTGAGGAGAAGTCCGAGGCCAAAAAGCACGTCCCGCGCATCACGCCGGCCATGACCACAAAGCTCAAGGAGGCTTTTGAGGCAGTCCGCGCTGACTGGGATGACAAATACAAGAAGGAGTTTGTGACGCAGGTCAACTCTCTTTCTGACAAGCAGTTTGGCGACATGATCCTCGAGGGGCACATGTCCCACTTTGCCAGCAAGCATGCACCTTCCGCCGCTAGCGGAGGTGGCTGTGGTGGCGGTCCCTCTCCTAAGTCACTGACAGTGGCTGAGCTCGTCAAGCAGAACAAGAACCTGAAGCAGGTGTCCGCTGGAGTTTTCCAGCACAAGACAACTGGCGAGATGGTGACGGGTCCCGCAGAGGAGGCAGACGAGGAGTTAGAGGAAAAGGACCACGACGATGTGACCTACATGGTCGGGCAGACCACCAAGCGCGTGTACAAGCCTTCAGATGGCGGCCCCGACGAGTTCGTGGGCTACTGGGGCGTTGGCGAGTGGTAAACTACTATACGGCGAAAGCCAATTTTTAATTAAAAACGAATTCAACCAAACACAAGTTATTCAAATAAACAATGTTTTGCTGCTTTTCCAGAACTTTCACTATGCAGTTAGAAGGATATGTAGACCCGGAAATGACAGAACCCGAGTTTAACGACTTGTGTGAAGGTATACGAGATTCGCTTGATTTCTGTATCTGTGTCACAAAGACCATAACAGAAGTCATGCTCTTTGAGTCAAAGAAGTTCTCTTTCAGTGTTGTCTTTCCAGACCACAAAGGCACAAAAGCTGCAAACAAAAGATTTGTGGAAAATAATATGGCGCGTCTTCTTGAAGTGTGCCTGGAAGATTACCTTCCAGTTGGACTTGAAGATAAGTTTGACACAACAGCAAATAAGACATATGGATTACTAAAAGTAAACTAGCAGTAAATACGGCGAAAGCCAATTTTTTATTGAACAACCGGGGCTTCTGTTAGTGCTTGTACTACCGGTTCAACAACTTTATTAGAATAGCTAAAATCAATATAATTGGGAGCAAACAATGAGATAAAGTAAACAGCCCAAAACTGTACAAATCCGATACCTAACACAAATGCAAATAACCCAGCACCACTAAATGATGACCCCGCAACTGCAAATGTAATAGTTGATGATACAATTACTAAGGCTCCTATAACTCCTACAATCCAAAACTTAAGCCCCTTAGTTCCAAAATTATAGAATGACCACGCAAAATAAGCCCCTGCTACTGATGCTAACGTGTAGAACACAACATTCAGTACCTGACCACCGGGTGTATCCTTCTTTTCATCTGTTTTAACTGTCGGAGAATTGATAACAATCTGTTCTCCGTCATCCTTTGTAAATTGAGTCGGTGCTGCCCCATTTAGTGACACATTTACTTGATATGTCTTCTTTACGCCAGGAGCAGGGTCTAGGATACCTAGTGTTTGAGGACTCACTGTAAAGCTCAGCGTACCATCTTTTACAAGCTTTTTTGTCTGTTCAGTTACATCTGTAAAAGTACCCTGGACTCCATATGATGCTTTAAGAACTTCTAATCCCTTTGGTGGTTCTGCCATCTCTTATTATGATGAGAATACAACATTTGCGATTCCTCTCGTTATGCGTAAAAAGTTATAGGATTCGACATACACTGTTACTGTGTACGTGTAAGGCCTTACAGCATCAGCGGGCTTTGTAACAACGGAAATAACTTGGTCTGGTCTTAATCCTCTGCCAACAATATCACCAGGAGTATTTGTAGTTACATTTACTGGGACAGGGCTGAGAGCCGTAGACTTCAAAATACAACCCTGAAGCACCAGTGGATTCTGTGTAAAAGGAGGGTCTTGGAGAGTCAAACGCAGAATTGTCTTGTTAAACATAGAGCCATTCACATGACCGGTTGGTTGAGGTGTATCGTGTTCCAAAGCAAATGAATATGTATAGATTCCGGGAAGAACAGACACATTACCATTGTGATGACGATAGTTCTCAAGGTATTTAAAGAAGTCAAATGTCTTTGCATTGAAACGCTCAGCTCCATCAAACACGATAACGCCATCGATGAGAGAATCAAATGCACTTTGGTTCTGACCAACTGCAGACCCGCTACTGTACCATGGTGTCATGATTCCAGACTGGTATGGGCCATAAGGATTTTTGAGCTGGTTGGTATAATTATCTACTCCATTGTTTGCAGCAACATCTGACCTCTGCGCAACCCATACAACACGAGTACACAAATTTACAAGCACAAGTTCAATATCATTACCGGCTCCATACAATCCTGGCACTGTAACTACACGATTATCCTTAATCTTGAATGAGTTATCGCTCTTTGCTAGTTGAACTACTTCAGCATCTCCAAGAAAGATATAGTTTGCTTCGATGTACGGGTTCAATGCCCATGTAACCAATGATGTATTGATTGGGGCTCCTCCTACGCTGGGAGGACTCAAGAAATTAGCCATGAGAAACTGAGAAGAAGCCGGGTCTGCTCTGATTCTTTGTCCAAATGTTCCCGGAGAACTATCAAAAATAGATGCAGATGAATCCCGAACATCACGGACAGTAAATAGGTCGTAGATAGGGGCAAATTCAATAACAATTTCAACCTCTGAGTATTGAAGAGCTACAAGAGGAAGAGCTGTTCCAACGTCTTCACAAAACCAGAAATGAAGAGGGATTACTAGGTCTCTAGCAAGGATAGATGGTTGAGCTACAGCTGTTGAGGTGGTAATGGAGTGTGGATATTGGTTTCTGCGATTATATGCATTTGCCGGGTCATATAGTTCTGGTACATTGCCAATCATTCCATCTATAATACGCCTCTTGTTTGCATTGTAAGTAATGTATGAGTACAACTTCATCCACTCACCGGTATGTCTCACGATTGTAGTACCGTTGATTAGGAGTGAAACTGATTGAATCATGTTGTAACCAAGATTTGGAATCCATTGGAATTCATAGCCAATACCAGTAGCATCAGGAGCAAGTTCAACATGTTTCCCGGAAGTGACTGGAGCAACTGGTGAATAGATATCTGGTAAACTGACATGAACATAACAGTCGTGTAGCATTTGTGCATTGCGGTCTACCTTGACACGCATGGACTTAGAAATGCTTGTATTCAAATCCAGATTTGTGGAACGAAAATCCAGCCGGAAATGTTCCATGGCAAACTCAGTATGACGTTTGTAGACTGACCGAAAATGAGTAAAGGAGGGAGACCCCGTCACAAGTTGGTCTTGTGCGCCTTTATTCACTAATTGCATTAAGCCACCTGGCATTTCTTATTATAAGGAAGAGTATACTAAAACTGTTCAATTTTAGACCGGTGCTGAAGCATCTCGAAGTTTATACATGTTTGTTATGATTCCAGGAGCAGCAGGGTAATCGTTTGGTGCTGTTCCACCAGCTGCGATATATTGAATAATACTTCCGGTTACAGATGGCTGTGCCCATACTTGAACCTGGTCATTTGCTTGCAATTCTAATAAAATTTCAGTTGTGAATACTTGATACTCTCCATTTTTAAATGCAAGATATGTTCCTGTATTATCTACATTTGTGCCGTTCACCTTTAACCATACGTGAATGTGGCCATTACCTGTTGGATTAATCTGTAATGATGGAATTATTTTATATACACCTGCGCTGGGTACTTCGAAGTACCCAGTTGGCCCAGTAGTTGCCGTTATACCATATGCAAAATCAACTTCATCGTGCTGTATGTTTTCTGATGTATTTGCTGTAAAACTTTGACTCGCAGTTGAACGTGCTGTAGCACATATAGAGGTTGGAGGGTCTCCTGCAGCACCAACTGTAGCCGCATAATATGTAATTTCAGATGTATCAGGATCGTAGCCCAGCACATTACTACTCGTGGCACTTCGTACTGGCGCAACATAAAATGAGCCGGTCTGTCCCACTTCTCCATTTACTTCAGTACCTGAAGCATTCAGAATAATAGTATTTGCTTCTTGATTGTAGACACCAGCAAGTGCTCCAATAGCAACTGCATTACCTTGTTGGCCCTCATAACCAGCACTATCTCCAATAGCAACTGCACCGGAATGCTGACTTCTGTTACCAGCATACTTTCCAATAGCAACTGCATTATCCAGCTGACTATCGTTACCAGCCCGGTATCCAATCGCAATTGCAGAGTCTTGCTGACCGGTATTACCGGCCTGACTTCCAATAGCTACTGTATTAGTATTTTGAGTATAATTGCCAGCTAGGTATCCAATAGCAATTGCACGTTGTTGCTGACCTGTGTTACCAGCACCCTCTCCAATAGCAACTGCACTAGATTTCTGACTATTGTTACCAGCACCGTTTCCAATAGCAACTGCACTACTTTTCTGACTATTCTGACCAGCACCGGCTCCAATAGCAATTGCACCTAGTTGCTGACCCGTTTTAGCAGCACCGGCTCCAATAGCAATTGAGTAGTGCTGCTGACCTGTGAAACCAGCCTGTGTTCCAATAGAGATTGCATCTTGTTGCTGATACCCGTTACCAGCTAGGTATCCAATAGCAACTGTTTGGGTCTGCTGATACCCCTCACCGGCGCTGCGTCCAATAGCAATTGCAAGACCTTGTTGACCTGTGGCACCAGCCAGATTTCCAATAGCAATTGCATCTATCTGCTGGTTCTGTTGACCGGCCTGATTTCCGATAGCAACTGCAGCACCCTTCTGGCCTAGTTGACCTGCCTGGGTTCCAATAGCAACTGCAGATATTTGCTGACCTGTAAAACCAGCTTGGTATCCAATAGCAATGGGGTCTAATGTTGATAGGTCCACGCCTCCACTGATTCCTGCTACAGCAACTTCGGTGTTATCATATTGTAGTTTACCTGCAGTATCTACCCACAGTGTTCCAGTTACGCCTGGAAATGGGTTGGTGCTTGTCGGAACTAAGTTGAGATATAGGGGGTCAATGCCACCAAGAACTGTTAGCTTTCCTGCTATTGTAACTTCTCCAGTTGCTCCAGTTGTTCCATTGAATGTAAAGAATGAAGACCCGGTAACTGAGGTTCCATCATAGTAAAGAACTGAACCCGATGGTCCTGAGAATGTAATTCCTCCGGTTCCTCCTCCGGTCGCTCCCTGAGGAATGCCAAAATTTAAGATACTAGCGTATGATGTTCCACTATTTGTTACTGTTGCTGTTGAACCGGGTGCAAGTGTTGTTACAGTTCCTACAGATACTGTTGCTGTTGGTCCTGTTGCACCGCTTGCTGCAGGTATAGCATACGTAATTTCAAATGTGGAAGGGTCATACCCCAAGACATAACTACTTGTGGAAGCACGTACTGGCGCAACATAAAATGACCCGGCCTGGCCTGATACTCCATTTACATAAGCACCTGAAGCATTCAGAATGATGGTATTTGCTGCTTGATTCGCATAACCGGCATTATTACCAACAGCAACTGCATTTACGCCTTGACTATTTTTACCAGCATTATTACCAACAGCAACTGCAGAGTCGCCTTGGCCAGTATTACCAGCTTGACTACCAACAGCAACTGCAGAGTCGCCTTGGTTATTTCTACCAGTACTCTTACCAATAGCAACTGCATATTCTTTTTGACCAGTATAACCGGCATCATTACCAACAGCAACCGCAAATCGACTTTGGGAAATTCTACCAGCACTCGCCCCAACAGCAATCGCCCCCTTTCCTTGATTCTCATTAGCGGATTCAGCACCAATAGCAACTGCAACTTCGCCTTGACTTATAAACCCAGCAGCAATACCAACAGCAACTGCACCCACGCCTTGGCCAGTAATACCAGCTTGACTACCAACAGCAACTGCATAATCGCCTTGGCCAGTATTACCAGCTTGACTACCAACAGCAACTGCACCACTCTGCTGACCCGTAGCGCCGGCATATGACCCAATAGCAACTGATTGAGTTGCTTGACCTGTACATCCGGCTTGGTATCCAATAGCAATTGCTGAATTTTTCTGACCTGTAGCACCAGCGTATGGTCCAATGGCAATTGCATTAATCACTTGGCCTGTAGCACCGGCGCCGACTCCAATAGCAATAGGATTTAATGTTGATAAATCAACACCCCCTCCAGTTGCACCTGTTACACCTCTCAGTCCGCCATATGGTAAACTATTCCAAGGCCTAATTCCATCACCTATTTTGAATAAGTCATTTCCAACTTCGAGACCCATTTCACCAGGAGCAAGAATTGGATTAGCAATAGACCAATTAATTGCGGTATCGCGCCTATGTTGGAACTGTATAAACGGCATTTGTTATATTACTCAAAAGGTTTTATGTTGCTGTTCCGCAGTCAAATGCTGGACCAACTGAATAATTTTGAAATGCGCCGCCTCCAACAAATATGTAGGCTGGCGAGGGAGGTCCAGCGGGGCCTGTACCTCCGGTTGCACCCTTTAGCCCGCCGTATGGTAAACTAACCCAAGGAGTAGTTCCATTACCTATTTTGAACAATGCTGTGTCCGTTTCAATACCCATTTCACCAGAGGCAAGAGTTGGATTGTTTGAAGTCCAAAGTGCCGCGGTATCACGGCGATGTTGGAATTGTATGAATGGCATTTGTTATACTAATCAAAAGGTTTTTATACTGAAGTCCCGCAATCAAGAACTGGTCCAAATGCATATGTCGGAGTAGCTGAAGAGCCACCATCAAATGATATTGCAGGCCCAGGGGGGCCAGTAGCACCTGGTGGGCCTGGTTCACCCGGAGCCCCCCCTAGACTTAATCCAGGAGGTCCAGGAGGGCCAGTAGCACCTGGTGGGCCTGGTTCACCCGGAGCTCCCCCTAAACTTAATCCAGGTGGGCCTGTAGCTCCTGGAAGTCCGTTTAGTCCTACCCCAGGTGGGCCACGGTCTCCCTTGTCCCCCTTCTCTCCTTTATCACCCTTTTCTCCTTTTGCTCCATCTTGCCCAGCAGGACCTGGTAGAACCTCGACAGTTCTTGCTGGGATGTAACATGTTTGACGACCTGGACCAACTCGTGTATAGAAACTCGACATTTATTATACTATACGAGAGTGTTGATAAATTGCAGATTTATATGTGGGTAATTTTCTGATTGCAGTAGGTGTAGGGCATACCTGATTACTTCTACAAATTGGCTGTTCTATGAGTTGACGACCAAATGAACCATGAGGTCCAGCGTGTTGGGAAACGGTTACGAAGTCAGTACGATTTGCAGCAATATAATCCGTCCACTTAGATGCTTCACGACGAGTTTTACCAGTTCCTACAGTAAAATCCTGGTCTCTGCGAATTCCAGCTCTAGACTGGCAATCTGCCACACAACTGCCGGGTGACCGAACATTCGTAATATCGAGATTGGAATATGGCACACTTAGTTGTGAAGCCGATAACTTTTTAAAGCGAATCCAATCTGCTGCACTAGGTGGCAAAGGCATTTATATTAAGGTAAGAACCATTTAATTTCAGTGTTTGAAGTCTTTATGCCCAACTTAAGCAGACGATTATTGTCTTCAAACGCAGGAGCATCAAAAATCTCCAATGTATCTGGGTCCATTAGCATATCAAATCCTTTGACACGAACATATTGAAGTCTTCTCTTCTTGCGGTCTGTATTTCGCATGTAGAATACATCTGGTTCATCATTCTTGAAGTTAGGATTATATGCTAGGTCTTCCGGCTTTGCTGTAGTATCAAAACGCATACATTGTACGACTTCCCCATTTTTGGAATGTAACTTACGATGAATTTCACAGTCAATAGCTGCTTGTTTAAGCAAGATGATGATGCTCTTATTGATTCGGTCTTTCTCGTATGACTTCTCGTATAGGTACTCATCTGTGCTCATGAATGAATCAACAGGTTGCTCAACATCATATCGTTTTAGCACCATGTCATTGCGACGAATCAGAACAATGTTAGGACCTTCCGTGCCGGTCTGCTGCTCCTGGTTAAAGACTGTTAGGTAAATCTTCACCTTCACAGTACGTTCTTCCATTGGCAATGCAGCATGTGAGCAGATACGAATTGCACGACCAATTACCTGGTCAAGACGTGCTGGGTTCCAATGAGATTCAGTGATGTGTACATTGCGTACATTGAGTAGTGTGATACCTTCAGCAGCAGAAGAAGAACCCAAAAAGACACACACACGAACCTTCAGAGAATCCTTTAGGGAAGTTGGGAATCCGGCTTCGGGTGATTGATTGAAGATTTGACGCATATAATCGCGTTCTGTTTTCTTTTGTGGCGTTGTTCCTTCATCACCTGTATAATACATGAATGCAGGCATATCTGGTTTCAAGTCGGGGTCTTCAATGTATCCTGCTTGGGTTTTTATGATTCTGTACTCCTGGAAGCCGTTCTGCTCTAGGATTGCACCAAATATACCAGACCCTTCAAGTGACTTATAGTTTGAGTATACAAATTGATTGTTATAAGAAGCTTCTCCCATACCATCTCTGATGTTCTTTACCATTTCCAGAAATTTGGGAGAGAATGATTTCAAAGCATCATCGGATAGGAACCGTGTAGGATTTGCCTTGATTTTTTCAAGGATTTCTTCCTTCTTTTTGGAATTGAATGTTTCATTCTTAACTTCTTCATCATCTCCTTTGAACTCTGGAGGAATAGCATAGTTACATACTAACCTGGAGTTAGCTCTGTAAGAACCCATATCTTCGTCTAATCCGGGATTTCTACCTCTGCGTGAATCAATCTTAATCTCAGCCCACCGAACCTCAAGATACCGCAAAAATTGTTCATTTGACATTTCAATCTTAACAAGTTCATGCTGTTGGTCTATACGTTTGGGAAGCAGGCGTTCATCAGACCCCTTGAAGTATGATACTAAACCTTGAATACGTTTCTGGAACATGAATGCATTCTTGACCTTCAATCCTTCAATGTAAGTATTCATGAAATCTTCGTACTTGGTTGGTAAACATTCGAGCTCTTCTTTGACGCACTTATCTGCTGGAGCAAGTTCTGTCCCGGCAAACTTCTCGGCAAATTCCTTGCGCCAAGAGTCTGTCCACTTGAGAATGTCTGGTTCAAATACTAGTTCTTTGTTAAACTTTACAGCAATACGTTCATTCTTTTCATTATAGACTGATTGAAATTGAGGAGGATTTCTGGTAAGCATAATGATACGTTTGACTGAGTTGTATTCGATGGTATCTATTTCTGGAATTGAGCGAAAGAACCCGGTAAGCATTCCTTCGTCCCACGATACGACTTGTGTGGTTGGGATAGCAACGCGTTCAATTGGTCCGCGAACTAAGTTCATGAGGAATGCAATTTCATTTGGTGAATTGATGATGGGTGTACCGGACAGCAATACCATCTTGGCATTCTTTGCGTGATAAAGCCTATCGTAAATCTTTTGTTTGTTTACGCTTTTATTTACGACATTGCCGATAAAGTTATGGGCTTCATCGATGATTACAACGCAGTTATCAAACTGGTCAGGTTTATCCGGAGGAAATAGTTCATCAATATTAGACTTGCTGATACCATTATAGTTGATGAATGTGAAGCGCTGGTCGATAACATCTGTGATTTGTTCGGAGATACCCTTGCGTATATCAGCTGCTTGGTCTTTGAAATTTGGAGGCCGGTCTGGTACAGTAATATAATACTTCATGTGGCTATCAAGGAACTTCTGAGAGATACCAAGGCTTCTTGCGTGTTCAATATCGGTTTGTTGACGGATGTTACGAACTTCCCAATGTTGTTCTTCTTGGTAGAATGGGTCACCACACTTGCGTAGTTCACCCTTAAAGTTGGCTTGAAGACTGGAAGGAAGCATGACATAAATTTGGTGGGTTGACATCAAAGATTCAGCAACGGCAATAGCAGAACATGTCTTACCTGAACCAAGGCCGTGGTACACGAGCAGGCCACGATAGGGTGATTCAGCAAGAAGATAGTCTCGAACAAGTTTTTGATAGGGGAGAAGTTCGCGACCGGGACCAGTCCGGGCTAGGCATAGGTCGACGTTCTTATCTTCATCATCGACTGGGCCTATGTCCTTTGCTCTGAAGTTCTTGAAGATGCGAGTTACAGAATCAGCAAATGCTTTTCTGTCTGGTAAAATGTATGACGACATGACTCACTTATTTTTGGGAGGGAATTGATAATGGGAGAACTAATCCGAAAGAATCACTTAATTTGGACAGTGTCGCTGTTTCTGTTTATGTTTGCATTTTTCCTCTATTTGAAGCCTAATATTGCCTTCGGTCCTGATGGCAGTATTAAACCATTTGGTGTTCAGAAGAGGGGGTCGACAGTGTTCCCGGTATGGTGGTGGACAATTTTGTTTGCAGCTCTGTCTAGAATAGGTATATCATATGTATCTGACTATTCAGTATAGCTATAGAAGAATGTTTCTGGGTTGTACAGGGTATGTTTCTCCATAAATGTCAGTAACTTTGCTTCATCATTAATATTGAACTTGGTAAGAACCTTGTAGTTGTTCTCGAGGGAGTCCGACTCATTTGTGATAACATCCTTTGCTGGGCGCTTGCTCAGTGGGTGTAGCACCAATTCTGGAATTCCTTTGACGCCCAACGAATCTTCGGCCATTTTGAAAAACTTTGAGACTTTTTTCGATGTTTTTTTAAGTGATTTCTTGAGTGCTCTGGAATCTGCTGCTGGAATGCCTAACATACCGACTACATCTGGGTATTTCTTTATAATTGTATCGCTTAAGCAGGGGTCATACGAGGACAATGAATTAGGCATGCAGCCTTTAGGAACAGTTGAGCATGTTTTAAGAAAGTTACGCTTGGTTCCTTTGTTTCCACGCGAATATTTGGAAGGTTTCAAAAGTTTAATTACGCGAATATCTCTTGTTAATATGTATGCGTACATGGTATTGCCGGCGTCTTCTTTTTTGAACCACTTACCTAATGTTAATTTTATGGCGAATGGATTTGGATAAAAAAAGACATTGTAGTTTGGAATTAGACAGCGTGTTCCATCATCAAGCTGAACTCCGCGAAGGTCATCAAGAGGTCTTTTAACGAGACGAAACAGCAGAGTATCTTTTGGTATAGTTTGAATCAATAACTTAGTATTCCTATACGGAATTTCCTCCATTGTTTAAGAATCAGGATTCTTTTCTGCTTGCTTATTTTTTTCTCTTTGTAAAAGGTTCTCTTCAAACGCTTGCATTTCTCCGGCATCTGGTTTGCATACTTCTACATCAAGTGAATGAACGATATATGTTGTCATGATAAGACCAGCAAGTATAAGTGCCCACGCCATTCCCAGAGTATCATATGAGTGTTGGTCTGACTCTGCTTTGAACCAGCCAAAAATTGATGCAACTCCCTGTGAGAATATTGAGAGGGTCCATGGAGACATTTCGAGGATGACAAATACACCTACTGGCGCTGCCATCCAGATACCGGCATGTTTTAGTGCAGAAATTGCATCGGTCTTATTGCATACGCCTAGAGGTATTACAAGAGACATGACAAATCCGACTACAAAGATAGTCACAGCAAATATCCCGGTTGTCATGAGATTCATTCTTGATTAAAAGCAACATTGTCTTGTAGGTCAAACGTCTGTACGATTCTTTCGAATGATTCCAATAGATTTGAACGTTGGGTATAGTGTGGGCGTGTTATTGTTCGACATTCTTCTACTGTTTTCCACTCGATTGCTGATACTTCCTTCTTCTGCATAGTTGTCAGTGCTTGTTCCAGGTCTATTGAGTCTGGGTCTCTGAGAACAGCCACAAAGTACTCATGTTTATATGGTACTCCATTTGTTCCAACGAATGATTCTCTGAATATCAAATTTCTACAAATAACATATGACTCTCGGCAGATGTTTGTTTCTTCACTGAACTCTCTGATAGCACATTCAATATCTGATTCTCGAGGAGACCGTCTGCCCTTTGGGAAGCCCCATTCGGGTTCTTGGTAACCATGGATATTTTCAGTTAATTCGGTAATATTTAGCTTAACAAACTTCTCTTTAGATATTTCAAATTCCTTGGAGTGGTGGTCACGTCCGGTACCCCAATGAAGTGTCCACAGAGCATCGAACTCCAGAGTTTTCAAACTCTCGTGTTCACTTGCAGTCATATTTGAGAGGAGTGTTTTTACGTATTCAAGCTTATCTAGCTCGTATTTCCCTCTGAGAAATTCAGTATATGCCATACTGTCTTTTCTGCGGACCATCAAGATTTTAAAGGGTTTTTTTACCGGTAGCATTGGTTTGTTAATTAGAATGACTCCATATGAAATGATTGGGTCTGTACATGATTTGAACACATGTCCGCGTCGTCCGCAGTTGTTACAATACATTGTTCTTTTATCCGTCTTGTACTTAAGTCTGTCCATTTTTTACTTCGGGTTTCCATACAAATGGGAGGTTCATCATCAAAACTGCCACAAGTTGAGGCTCCATTATTTGATTCTACAAAGTTAACTGCCCAGTTACCGGATATTGAACTTTATGAAGACAAGGTGAAGGCAACAATAGATGCTGCAAGTGCACAAGCTAGTTCTGCATGGGCTCAAGCCGGGCTTTATATGACAGCTTTTAAGGGTCTTGGGTGGATATTTCTTATGTGTTTGCTAATCTATGTCTTTTATTACTGGGTATATCCGTGGGTAAGTTCTCACCTGGTAGGAAATTATTCTCGTCCGCCCAGCAATGATTTGAGTATTACAAGTGCTCTTACCGGTTATACGGATGTCAAGCAGAAAGTTATTGATAAGATTGACATCGTAAAAGGTGAACTACATATAGTTGTAAATGAAGATATCGGGGTCACCGACAAGCACGACTTGACTGTAAACTATCAATATCCTGGCGAAGCCCCTGGGTCTATAACGGTAAAGCATGGTGATATGTTAGACATTGTTCCAGCATCAAAGGCTGCTACGCCCAGTGAGTCATCATCATGGTGGAACACCAAGAACATGATGTCTGTACCAAAGGATGCTAAGACTATTTCTACTGTTTCTGTAGCAGATGATGGAAAGGATAGTTCGTACGGTTACCAATTCTGGATGTATGTCACTGATTGGAATTATAAGTATGGGGAAGAGAAGCATATTATGTCCCGGGCTGATTCTACTAACTCTGCTATTAAGAACCCGTTAGTCACTTTACACCCGACGGACAATACGATGAAGATTAGTGTATCTATCTTTCCGGAAACCAGTAGTTCATCTAAGGCAGAGCCTGCTCCGGCTGGGCATTCTGGTTCTACAGATGATGTATATGTCTGCGAGGTTCCGAACATTCCTCTACAAACTTGGTTAGCGGTGTCTGTAACTGTAACGACACGTAACCTTGATGTATACTTGAATGGAAAGTTAGTTAAGTCTTGCTTCTTGTCTGGTGTTCCCAAGCCGGTGTCGGGAAGTGTAACACTGAACGATGCTGGTGGATTTTCTGGATGGATGTGTTCTTTCTATCATTTTGACAAGTTCTTGGCTCCAGCAGATGCTCAATCGTTCTTTAGAAGTGGAGTGCCATGTACAGTACCGGGAACAAGCACAAACTATAAAGTAACCTTTGGTGTTCGAGACACAAAAGGAGAAGTGGTCTCAAAATATGTATTCTAAATAACAATGGATTATATCGTTCCTGTAATCGTCACTGTAGTAGTTCTTTTTGCATGTTACCTTATTTTTCGAACATGGACAACCAACTATGTGATTGTTGATACCATAAAAGATGGAAAAACCAATGACATATATCAAAACAAGTTACCGGTTTCTGTGAATCGTCCAGCGGGAATAGAGTTCTCTTATACTGGCTGGCTTCGCATTGATGATTTTGCGTATCGGATTGGACTTCAAAAGGTTATTTTTGTAAAGGGTTCGGCTGATTTGAATACGGCGTGTCCGGCTCTGGTAATTGATGCAAATACTAATACCTTGCTTGTAAAAATTGATACGTATGGTGCACAGGAAACTATACCGATTGTAAGTGTTCCTGCTAGAAAGTGGTTACATATTGCTATAAGTGTTGGGCAGGAGTCTGTAGATGTCTATGTTGATGGTATATTGTATGCTCATCACATCTTGACACAGTTGCCAAAGCAGAATTCATCAAGTGTTTTGACATCACCGGATGGAGGATTTGCTGGTAGAATTGTTCGTCTTGAATATCATCCACAAGCATTGACTGTGGGTGATGTTCTGAGTAAGGCATCTGAACAGCCTCCAACTGGAGATGAAAAGGACCAATCATTTCCTCAGTATTTTGATATGAGTTGGTTTACTCTACGAGATTAGAATTCAAAAAGGCCTGAGCATCTGCAGCTTGCGATGATGCAGCACCCATCCGGGCTTCCTGTGTATCCAATTTTTGCTTAATACTATTATACTCGTCTTCGAGGGTTGTAATGCGAGTTGTAGCCTTTGTTGCTTTATCATCAACTTCTTCTATCGTCATGTGTTCTAACTTGCGATGAAAGATAAATACCAGAGAAGCTGTCAGAACAAATAAAGAACACAAATATACTTCTTTCATCTTTATTAAATGCCTCAGTTTTCTCTTGAAAACCTCAGAAGAACACAGTATTCATTTACTCCTCAGGCTACAAATACTGGAACTGTTGTTATACCAATTCCTCCGGCGCGGCCTCGTCCAGGACCGATAGTTTCTGCATCTGAATTTACAGCACGTATCCGAAACGTTGGAGTAAGTTCTAATGCATACGATATTACTACGGGCATTGCAATTGGAGAGCCGGACCCTAATGTTAATTTAGGCATTTTGTATAGCAATGGATACCGTTATGACTATCTTGCCTTTAAGGGAACAAGTGTTGGTAAATGTCAAGTAATAGTGCCTGTTAAAACTGTATCTGTTCAGGTACCTGATGATGCTGGTGGAGTAACACTGCAGGATGTTACTGTTGATTCAAGTGTTATTATAACAGCATATAATGGAAATGCTGTATATCCACAACTTCCTCCAAATAATGTACCAACGAATAGTCTTCCTATACCTGGAAAAGTTCCGGCTGAGTTTCCAAATAAAAACTGTTAGATAGGCAAATGAGCGCACAAGGATTGAATGCAACGTATCTTAACTCCAACACGGCATATGTTTATATTCCGCCTTCGCCAACTTCTCCTACAGGACCACCTGGTGTAGGAATCCCAACCGGCCCATATGCTACACACTTTGCATCAGACCATACCAAGAGAATCAAGGAAGCTGCAATGTACCGGGAGTACAATGGAGCTGCAGTAACAACTGGTTCTACGACTGCTTATAACAATGCATTTGTTGTTCCGGTTAATTATAGCATTGTTCAAAGCAATCAGAATAGGCTAACCTATCAATTTGGTGCTATGACTTGTAGTGGGTGTACTGGTGGATTTCCAGATGTCCCTATTGGAGTTGAAGAACCCCCGCGTTAAGTATACATTGACCTCCATGACTCCGGGTCCTTTGTTCCGATTTCAGTCATCAATGTTTTGATAATTTTTTCATTCAACTGGAGTGGGAATTCTACTTTGATATAAAACTTATAATCCTTCATGGTTTCCTCGTCTGCAATACGCAACATATTCAGACGAGTAATTATTGCTTCAGCTGTCCGGATTAGGGTTCGAACTCCCTCTTCCTTTGCTGAGTATTCTGCTACAATGAACTTTGCTGCGTCATCGGATAGTTTGATTTCATCTTTTTGAAAGTTCAAACGTTTGAGTAAGTCAGGCCACACATACTCTTCTAGAATTGACTGCTTTTCCTTTGCAGTGTATCCAGCACAATGAATGACTTGCATTCTATCGCGTAGAATCGGGTTAACAAGGTTGATATCGTTAAACGAGAATACAAATAGGCATTGAGATAGGTCAAAGTCAATTCCGGCAAAGTATCTGTCATGGAACTGAGTGTTCTGTGACCTATCTGTTAGGTGAATCAACATGCTTGCAATCTCTTCACCATGAGGCGTTCCGGAAATCTTATCAAGTTCATCGAAGTACATGACTGGGTTCATGCATTTGGCTTGCATTAGAGAATCAGTGATGCGCCCCCACATTGAGCCTTCGTATGTGTATGAATGTCCAACAAATGCTGATACATCAGATGCTCCGCCGAGTGAGAAGAACTCAAATGGGCGGTGTAGGGCTTGTGCAATGCCATTCCGGGCAATGGAAGTTTTACCAACACCTGCTGGACCTTGTAAGGCAATTACATTACCAATAGATTTGGGGCTGGCAATCCACTGAGCCAGAACTTGCATAATTTGAGTCTTGGCATTTGCCATACCATACACTGCCTTATCAAGTGTAATTCTCGACTCTCTCATGAATTTTGAACACTTTTCTTTGCCATCTGAAAACTGAACTGGGAGAGGGACGTGCTTTCCGAATGGAATACGAAGGAAGGCATCTATCCAGTTTTTTAGCTTGTATGCCTCGCCGGAATCATCTTCGATTGCAGCAACTTTTTTAAGGACAGCTGTTTTTGTATATTCAGAAACAGGTAGTGCAATGATTTGAAACTTTAGGGGGATTTCTGACTCAGCACCAAAGTTCTTTAGCCGGGTCATATGCTCATTGAGCTCTCGCTTCTTGTCAGGGGTTAACGTCTTGAAATATGCATTCTCCTTTGCTGTTAGTTTGATAGCGGGTTCAATATCTCCCTTCTTGGGGCGTCTCTTTGGAGTTGGCCGGGCTTCTGATGCCATATTTTGAAGCAAAACTTTGAGAAACTCTTGGTAGTTTTCTTGGCTATCTTCTTCTGGAACATATGATGAATCATCGCTGTCATTATCCTCTGGGTTGATTGTGGTATCTATTACCCAAACTACATCTTCGGACGCCTTGCGGGTGCGCTTCTTTTTATGTTGGTCATCATCCGTCAAATCAGCACTTCCCTTGCGCTCTTTTGGACTTTCACGTGTAGGTCTTTTTGGCATGTTGCTCTTATTGACAGCAGATAAAACAAAGTTATTAATTCGTTTTCTATAAACAATATGGATGAAATTGAAGAAGCAGCAAAGCTAGCTCAATCTCTCATTGATACGAGAGCAGTTGAGAACCCAATTACAGTTCGGACATTGGATATTGTTTATAATTTTATGAAACAACATCGAGTCTTGGGTTATGGTGGAACGGCGTTGAATAACCTTCTTCCAAAGAGTAAGCAATTTTATGACCCTAAGGTCGATGTACCGGATTACGACTTCTATTCGGAAACTCCACAAGAACATGCAAAGATGATAGCGGACAAGTTAGCAAAGGCTGGCGTCTTAAATATTGAGGTAAAGCCAGGTCTTCACCTTGGAACATTCAAGGTATTTGCAGACTATGTTCCGGTCGCCGATATCAGTACCCTGAGTAAGTCAATCTTTATGAAGTTATGGAATGACAGCATTGTGCGTGATGGTGTTCGGTATGTTCCTCCTAACTTCTTGCGTATGTCAGTCTACCTTGAGTTATCCCGTCCTATGGGAAATGTTGAGCGCTGGGCCAAGGTGTACAAGCGTATTCGCTTACTGAATGAAGAGTTTCCTGTTATTTGTCCGACATCAGATGAGGCTGTAAATGAAGAGTATGCAACACCTGAAGTTCGTGAAAAGCTAGAAGATTTGATGTTGAAAAATGAGGTTGTCTTGCTGGGGTTTAATGCAAGTACAATCCAGGGCGGGAAGGACGAGTGGAAGTTGCCATTAGACTTGCTTGTTGAGCCAAATAACTTTGATAAAATTGTTAAGGAATTGATTGGCATTTTTGGTCGTGGATTTGCAAAGAAGCGCGAGTTTGAAGAGTATGGCGAACTATTGCCGGCTCATGCAGATATTACTCATAATGATAAGTTATTGGTTCGTGTATTCGAAACAATAGCATGTCATAGTTACCATAAGTTGCCTTCTGGATTAATGGTGGCATCAATTCCTACGTTGTTGAACTTCTTTTTTGCGATGTTATATGCCGATAAGGAATTTGTTGAACATACATCCCGTCAAAGGTTGGTTTGTACATCACACAAGCTGATGGAGATAGCAAACAATTCTTCAAGACGACGATTTAAGTTATTAACACCGATTACATGTTTGGGTAAGCAATTGGAGATGACAGATTTAATGAGAAAAAAATCAGAGTTGTACACTAAGTTATCATCAAACAAGCAATCGTCTGCTTTTATGAAGTATTTTTTTTCGTATAGCCCTAAGAGATAGTCATATTGGACATCATTTCTTCCATTTCAATATCCGGGTCTTCGGGCGTTTCAACTGGAGCACTTTGGAGTGATTCGTGGCATTCTTCACAAACGACTAGGCCTAGTGGTTCGTAAAAGCATGCTTCCTTCTCATTGTAGATTTGCCAATCGCAGCACGCACAGCAGTGTACTTCGTCCATCTTTGATAACATTTGTTTATATTAGGTAAAATCCATTTCCAAAATGGAATTAGACGTAAGGAACGTAGTAGAGTAATAAAATGCCTATTATCTTGATTTCAGTGGATAGTGAAAATAAGAACCTTGTAGAGTTTGATAAGATGCAGGATGTTATTGTAGATATTATGATGGAATCTACAGACCCTCGTAGCAATGCAATTGGTGACTTGTTATCAAAAAAGATGTGTATTGTCAACCGTCTTACAATTGACCGATTGAATGAGCGAGGGCCAGATGAGAGTGAACTAGATGCTAGAGTTCGACTTCAAGCAGCGGTAAATGTAATTCGTCAGATGAATGTTCGTACTGGTATTATTATCAGTCATTTATCGGTCTTTAATAGCTGGGATAAGGAAGCTATTAAAGATGAGTGGGATGTTATTGCAATGAAATGAAAAATGCCCGAAGGCGTATTATGCTTCAATAAGCGGCTGCAGCCATATGTCGTGCTCCTCATTGGGAACATGAAGTTCCTCTAGGACGCGGAGACCGGCTGCTGCCCGCTCTTCTGCATTATCAATGTCCATCAGCGGAGCAAGACGCTCGCCAATGACTTCATTTTTGGACTTCACGTCCACTACTAGCCCCTCCATGTAACCGGAGAGGATATTGCACAAGCGGCTTAGGTTTCCCTGGGCGCACATGCCGATATTGTCTCGCATCTCGGACGCAAGAATCTTTTTCAGGTCTGCTGCGTGGGGGGATGCCTTGATGTACTGCCACACTGAGTTGAGCACGCGGGCATAGATGCCGCGGCCAAGGTCGTAGATGTCTTCATCTCCGCAGTATTTTGCCATCATTTGCCAGGCTGCCTGTCTGGACAGCCCGCACTCCAGGATGATTTCACCCGAAGTCTTCAGCGTCTCCGTCTGGTACTCGGGAGGAACTGGTATCTGGAGGACCTTTTGCATGGTCTCCTTGACCTTTTGCACGACCACAGCTGTGTGGACGTTCTGGCGGTCATTTGCCAGCTGAGCTAGCTCGCCACCTACTGCCGCTTGTACGGCTTGGTGGTGGACGTGCTGCTGGCGCATCTGAGCCCGCTGCTCAGCGCGAATACGCCAGCGCTCGTTGAGTTCTGCGCGGCGGCGCTCAATGAATGGCCGATCTGCATTGATACCACCATTCTCCTCGGTTTCCCGGGTGATGGTTTCCTCCAGTGAATGGAGGTCTAGCTGGTATCGAATCGTCTCCTCGCGGATAGCAGCTGAGCGAGCGCGTATTTGGCGCTCGTACTCGGCGCCGAGTAGGAGCTGAAGTATGGCCTGGAAGTGATTGTAAATCTCCATCGTCATGCGGGTGTGGGTATACTTCATCTCATCACGGCGGATTTGGTTGGGGCCGACCTTTTCAAGGGTCTTCTTGTGCGTTTTGCACCGGAGGTGCTGGCCTTCGCCAACTACTATCACATCGCATTGCACACCGTTCTTCTTCACACCGATACAAAGAGACATTGTATTGTTTTAGCAAGAAAATTTAGCAAATGGAAAAATCCGTTTTAGAGAGTTTTCATATGTTTGCGAGCAGCCAGCTTTGTTAGCCGGGCCTCTCGTGCCTTCTTCATACGTGCACATTGCTTTTCGTAGAATGCTTGGTACTTGGTCTTTGCCTTGGGCTTCTTTGGGTTTAACCTAAGGAGGGCATTGATTACTTCCCACTCGATAGAAGAAAACATGGTGGATAATCATAGTATTTCTGTAAATGTTTAATTCCATTTTTAACTTGTTTCTATTCCGACAAGTGTGTAATTCCGGATTGCAAATTTATGTATCTTTGGAATCAATGAAAATCTCTCAAAATTATAGTTTCTTGGAAGTTTTAGAAAGATATACAATGGCTTCCACGATTGCTCCATTACATGATTAACAAACATATCAACTCGAACATCGCCAAGATACAAGTCTAGGTTCTCCTTCTCCTTGTAGTCTGGGCCTCCCCAAGGAGGGTCTATGAATAAGACATCTGTATGCCAATTATAGATTCTTGTTGAATCTCCAAAGTGAAGCTTTACATTTTTTAAGCCATACACTTCTACGTTATTTTTGAGAGCTTCGAAGTTTTCTTGGTTATATTCGATTGAGTCTACTGACTTGAAATGCAAACCAAACATGATTGTATCTCCGCCAACATTCCCGGTAAGGTCTGTAATATGTTTGTTGGTATTTCCGATAAGAGTCAACATCTTTTGAATAATTTTTTTACTATCTTGACGCCTTGTCATGCTATATTCTCCTTCCTGTGTTATCTTTAATTTTGTATAGTCAACCCCTTTCTTCTCCGGAAACATTGTATCTAACAAGTGTCTTGATTTAAAACCGCCTGCGCTTTGCGGAAGTATAAGTTTCTTTTTAAGTTCTTTTATGGAAATAGCTTGGTTATGCCAGGTTTTCATATAAAATTGTATTGTTCCCAGCAGCTGTTCTCTTCCTGTGTTAGTTGTGTAATCATAAATTTTACCTTGCATGATAGATGTTTTAGGAACTTGTATTGGAAAATTGATAGGAACTCCTAATTTTTCCAAGATTAACAAATCTGTATAACCCGATGGTCTTGCTCTGCTTTCTAGCCTAGCAATGATTGCGTCTAATGAAATGAACTTCAGACCTTTCCAATAGAAATGAAATGCCGGATTAAAGATTGTTTCTTCCATGCTTTGAGCACCATATAGTTTTGGATAGTCGATGTTCAGCCACTGTTCCCTATAGTCTATCTTGTTATCTTCGGGTAAGTATCTTGTTCCATTCCAGATTGTAGCTTGAATACCTTCTTCTGCGATGTTGTTTAACGCAGATGAGTTGGCCGTGTTCCAAACAATGACATCCATATCAGATGCTACAGTTGTTCCTAAGATTTCTAGAATGCTTCCACTAAAAATTATGATTGAATACCGGTGTTTTGGTGGCAGCTTATTAACCATTTCCCATGCCTTGGGGAACTTGCTTTCGTTTGGCAGTGATGATTCAGCAACTTCCCAACTTCCTCCGTGAAATGGCCTTGTCTTATGTAATTTTTTTACCATCTGTAAGTTTTGGTAGTGAAGGATTCGGTCATGTTCTTTGCTTGTGAAAGATGCTACGAACTCCGGTACATTTGATGTTAGATGGATTGGAATGATTGCTGGGTCATCTGGTAGAATTCCAGATTTGTGTAAGACAAAAACACGTACACAGTATAGCTTATCTTTGGGGACAACCTTTTCTATATCAAACTCATACAGCAAACAGTTTACCTCTTTTCCGGGCATGAACTTCATGAATGATGCAAAGGACTTTTGTTCGAGAATATATAGACTTTGTAACGTTTCTGGATTTGGTGTCGTGTTTTTGTATATAGCAACGTATAGACTTGGATTAGGTATAAAATAGGATGTTAGTCGCATGTATTCTAGCTCTGCTTGATTAGGAAACCATGGTTTCATATATGTCTTGGGAGCTGCACGAGTGTATATGTTGTCAGATAAGCTGAGTAGATTTGGTAGTGGAACTGATTCTGGTTTTGTTTCAAAAATTAAGCCATTGTACAGTCCGGAAATCTTCTGGCCATCTGGGGAAAGCGTGGCTCTAGCAGAGTCCCATATATCCAAAAAGTTAAACTTATATAGCAATCTGAACCCGATGGAATCCATTGCTTGAACAAGTTTATCGAGTGAAACAATGAACTCTTTAATGCCTTCTTCCAGACCGTATACTCCTTTGAATTTGATAATAACATCTTGACCAAATAGTTTTGGTTCTGAGTCTGTATAAGACCCCTTGGTAACAGAGAAGTAACCGTAAGTAAAGGAGTTGGTATCTTTGAGATTGTTAAAGATTTGGTCTCCATCCATTGAAAGCATACATATCCGGGAATGAGCAGCTGAATATTTCTTGATATTTTCTAGAACTTTGTTTAGGTCATTTTCGGTTGTATTACCATAATGGAATGTCCAATTAAAAAGAATATGTGAAGCTTTGCGACGTTTAAGGAAAGGTCCCCAATCATCTTGTGCGCTTCCTTGATGGAGAGATACGTTATCTCCTTGAAGTTTGGTATTAGCAATTGCAAGAGAATCGGAACTTGGTTCAATGCCAATGAATTGTTCAAAATCCAGCGATTTCCAAACTTTCATATCATTTAGTCTGCCAACACCAATATCTAGAAGTGTTTTCCCAGATGGACAAAAGTTCCGGAGATACCATTGTTTAACTTGGTTGTTATGTAGCTTTAGTTTGTTGACATCAGTAATAGATTTGGTAAAGTTGGTAGACTTATAGCTACTCATTTGTATTGCTTTGGGTTAAAAATTGATGTGGTTTACAACATCATATTATACAGTATTTTTTCCCGAAGAGTACTTGTGTTCACTCCGCGAAACCTCAAAGTTCCCTCAATTTGATGAGCAAATTGAAGAGCATTGTCTGAATATTTTTCATGTCCCAGTCTAAAATGGTACTCTGACCGGGAGCAGAGCTCATGTCCTGCTTTTTCCAGCACAGTATTGTTGATTGCATCAAGAAGTCTGTGAGCTTTATGAAAGGACCGCATATCGTTCTTTCGGATGATAGCGAGAAACTTCTCATCTAGTTTGAGCATTTTTGCTATCTGAATATAGATGACATCAATTCCATTTTTATTCAAAAGACAATACAAGTATGTCTCAGATAGAGATTACAGTATTGAAGCAAGGTACACCTTCTCGAAAAGTCCTAACATGTTGCTTCTTTACGGTAGGAGAAGCATATCGTGATTTCAAGCAGTATATAGGAAACTTGCGAAGGTTTGTTATAGACTCTGAACAGTTGACTGACTTTGAAGTACGGATATATACGGATGACACTGGCAAGGAATATGCTCTTGAAATTGCAAAGGGCTTCCCGCGGATAAGTGTATTACATTACGATTGCCCTGCATTCAGAGATGGTAAGGGTCATTCTGGGATGTTTGGAACACTTGTACGATTCTTGCCGATGTTTGAGGATTTGGATATAGCATGGTGTTCTGACATTGATATCCCAAGACACTATTTGAACCCGGTTCTTCTGAAACAAATGTCCAATCATAAGACAGACATTTACATCAGTACATATATTTGCTATGAAAGAAACTTGCGGTCTAGTCGTAGGAACTCTGTTGTTGCAAATAAATTTATAACCAAAGTTCAGTTTCCCCGTGCATTGCTTACCCGGTTTTTGAATATGATAATTAACGGAAAGTTAAATGAACGCCTTACTGCAATAAATCAAGAAAATGCTACAAAACATACCCCAAAGCCATTATCTAAGGTTCCATATGGAACGGATGAATTGTTTATGAATACGTATATCTATAACTGGATAGTCAGCAAGAATATTCGAATCATGTTGGACAGAGACTATTTTGCTCCATGGTTGATGTTTAAGATGCTAAGAAAGGAACACCGCATTCTTATGCAAAAATACTATTACTATCCGTCACACTCGACGTTTTTAGAAATAAAAAAGATTCTTGCAAATGCAGAACCAGAGCCAGGTGTAACAGAAGCAGCTTGTTATAAGGACTTTGTGGAGACACTTCCAAAGTTGAAGTCAAGTTCTATTCTACGATTTGTTGTGAAAGGCGAGAACCTTGAAAAAATTTGAGCATGATGCTCGTATTACTCCTCCATGTACTCGGTGTACGTCAGGAGGCCGTATGTGTGGGTGCGAACCATCAGGCTCGTGAGGCTCAGTTCGTCCACGTGAAGCTTTGTAACAAACTTTGTGAGCTCGACCATTTCCGGGTCCTGGTTAAGAATCATCGGAGGCATGGGGTCGAGGTGGTCGATGAGCTGGTTGAGTGTGATGTATGTGTGGTTCCCATCAAACTTGTTAAAGCCGAACATGACATCATCCATTGATGCATAGCCACATTCTTCTACCCAGTCTTCCAGGGTAGCAAACTCCTTGCCGACGATATAGTCCAAGAAGTGGCCCTTGTAGGGTTTGCAGTGCCGGTAAATACCTAACCGCTTTGCGCTCTCTTTAGTATGCACTAGCTCGCGATGCAAGAAGAAGCTCTTCTGTGCATTGCGGCCGTAGTTTGGGATGGGTACTGTGATAAAGTTCCCTAGGTTGACATCATTCAGCTTGTCCGCGTTTTTGAGGATAAGCTGAGTGGCCATTTTGTAATATCATCAAATCTGGAAACGTGTTAATCCGTTTTTCTAATCAGTATATGCCATCAAGCAAAGAGATACCAAAGACATACCGATTCCCAACCATCTGAGGCCTTTAATAGATTCTCCAAAGATGAAGATTCCTTGGAGAGTTACAATAATATCAGACATTAAGTTCCATACTAAATTGGTAACAACCATTCCTTCGTGATTCAATGCCTTGAGGAAGATTAGGGGTTCCAAAGCATAAATGCCAACTGCTAGAGGAACTCCCCACCAACCGGGCATAGTTCCTTGATGAATCATCTTAACGGAAGACATCATGAAGATGTCAACCAATGCCATCACTGTTCCGAAGAAAATAGGGAGCATGTTGAATTTGCCAATCTTCCAGTTGACAGATGTAATTAGAGTATCAAATATGTCTTTAGTCTTTGCCATTTGATTTTAAGCATGGACAAGTTTTGTCATGTTCTTTGATGTATATGTTATTGCAAAGTCTACACTTAATGTATGTGCATTTGGGAATCTTAATCCGGAGTTTAGATGGGTCATCAATAATGGGGGGTGATTGGTTATAGTTACATGTTTTTTTTAAGAAGCACATTAAGGCGGTTATCATTATGTATTAAATTTTATTGTGACAAAATCGTTTCCATATGCATGTTGAAGATTGTTTACGTATACATACTCATTGCAATAGGCATATACAATGACTCCCTTGTTTTCTCCCGGATTGTAATATGCTGTGCTTGTTACCTCGATTCCCTGGGCTCTGGCTTCTTCTTTAAAGTGAGTATTGACTGCTGTTAGAAGATTTTTGTAATCAAATGTTGTGAATAGTTCTTCGACTTCTGTTACTGAGAAGTACATGTACATTTATGTTAGGTTTGCATACAACGTAAAAATCATTCTATCTCCTGAGCCATGGTATCTTGTTACGTATTCTTTTGGGAAATTGAACAAATCCGTTGAAAAATGCCCCTACCTCGCATTCTTCCCAATCGACTCCTCCGGATTCTCCAGCAGCACTTACACGCTAGCACTCATTCAGCCCTCTCGTAGTTGAATCGTCTTGTACCTGTCAATTAGATGAACAAGCTCGGGCATCTTCACGCTTGAAGACCCCTAGGGCGGCTAAAGTCGGCAACAGGTAAATACCTATTACACCCAGTAGCATCTCACCCCTAAATATATTCAGTTTTGAGATTTCAGAATCCGTTTTTACAAGTTTTTAATCAAGCATCCCAAAGCAAAAATAAAATTGTCTGAGAACTTCACCAACTATCCCAAAATGGTCTTTATCAAATCTGGAAACGTGTCAAAGCAGATATAT